GGTTTGTAGTTATCATTGCTGATACCTACACCCTGATAGAATGCAGTTTCTACGGTAGCTGCACTGTCAATTCTCTTAACAATTCTATTAGCACTTTGGGCAAGATTTGCAGTGCTTTGATTGACTTGATTTAACTCAATCTGGGCGCTCTTTCTCAGTCTGAGATTATCACCGACTTTGATAACCTCATTTACATCAAATAAGAAGCTATCTTGCCCGATTGTTCCTCTGTAGAAGAAAATAACGACATTATCTTCAGTAGTAGGAGCACTCGTAAATTCAATAACGGAACCACCATCAAATGTGTAGTTGATTCCGGGTTCTTGAATAACACCATTAATAAAGATGAGAAGAACTGCAGAAAGATCAATTTCTTTAGAATCTCGATCTCCTCTATCAATCTCAAAACTGACTAGCGATTGCTGATAGTAGAGAAGGAATCTCTTCTGATTACCATCTTGGAATTGTCGAATGTTATCGAGGTAATCAATGTTACCAAACTGCCAAGAAGAAACTTGGTCAGTAAATACATCAACAACTTCTAACTCAAATGGTCTGAACTTGTCCCCAGCATAAGGATCAGTGGAAAGACCAGTTACAGTAAACTTATCACCGCGTTTGAATCCATACCCCTTCTTGCTAAATTTGAATTCGGATACTTCAAACAATGTTGATCCAATTCCAGTTGCTGTACTTACCCCTGCAATTTGAACAGTTACTGAACAACCAACACCAGTTAGAGTTGTATTTCCAAGTCCAATTCTAGAAACACCAACAATTGGGAGGTTTTCTCCATTGGGTTCTGGAGTAATAACAGTAGAATTTGTTGTGTAATTTGTACCTGGTCCAGTAACACTGAATACCAGAGATCCACCAGCACCCACAACAGCAGTAACAGTAGCTCCTGTACCTGTAGCACAAGTAACTGCGATACCAATAGTACCAAGATTGCTATTATATCCAGATCCAAAAGTAAGTGGGAAGAACTGTGCAGCAGTACCACCACTCACATAAGTGTGTGGGATTGTAGACGGACCAACTTGAACTTTGAATTGAGTAGCAGAAATAATACCAGCAACAGAGAATGGATCATTATGCTCTGGGAAAATAGTAGTCGTAACGCCAGCATGAGCTGCACCACAAGTAAATGCAATGCCAGTCAGTTTTACTTGATCTTCGATGAGAAGACCATGGTTCGCTGAAGTAGTAACGGTCATGATGCCCGTTCTCTTATCATAAACAGCGTTACTAAGAGATACAGAAGGACCTGTGGTGGAGATCCCGACAATACCAGTGATAGTACCGCCAGCACCAACATCAAGACGGACATCAGCTCCTATAAACGGTGCATAACCATTTCCTGGAGTAGACGCAATAGAAACGATAACACCGCCTCTAGGGAGTTGGTTCTGGTTGATATCATCTATATCGATAATTAAATCGGTGAATCCAACTGATGTGATGCCACTAAATTGAACACTAGCAGCTGTAGAAACGGGATCTTCAATAATTTTAAAGTTAGAAACTCCTTCGTTATTTTCTCCAAATGGTGCTTGGAAAATACCGTTAATGAACAGAACGCCATTACCACCAGTAGAACCAATACCAGTTACAGCAGCGCCAGTAGCAGTTAGTGGGAAGGTATTTTCAAGTCCATCAAACTTGTCCGAGAAATCATCAAATAGTTCATTAGTTCTGTAATCATTTCTTAAATAAGTTCTGCCACCAAAAGATGCTCTAGGGTATGGTAAGTTCTGTGGGTCAATAACTCCTAGGTCACCACCAAGAGGAGCTTCTGTAAAGTGAATTTGACTATTAAGAATTTGGAAAGATCCTCTATGGATTCTTGCAATAGAACCAGCAGCATGATCAGTAGCTGCAGATCCAACAGCACCCCTTTCAACCTCAACGATACTCCAAGTGCCGATCCCTGTAATAGGTCCAGTTGGTTGAGTAGCAAAACCAACAGTTCTTACAATTGAATACTCATCACCAAGTTTTAACAAATCACCAGAAGTAATTGTGCTTAGTCCACTAAGTGCAAAAGAAGTAACAATACCGTTTACTGCAACATCAAGATCGTAAATGATTTGAGTGTACGAAATTGGTTTTTGAACAATTCCATTAAGAGCGATGACCGTTTTTTCATCTCTCTTATCCATAGTAAATCTATGCTTGTTCCCAGCAGCGGTTCCTGGTTGGAAAGTAACAGCTATGCCAGATCTTGCATCAGTAAGATTGGTTGAGATAAAGAATTGATCATTGTTATTTTTAATGACAAAGACTGTGGATGGGAGAGATGTATGTCCATATCCAGTAACATATTGAAGAGCACTAGCAGCAACACCAACAATATTAGAATCTGGTTCATATGTAACTGGTTCTGCATTAGAGAAGAAATGCTTGAAACTAATAAGACCTGTTCCAAAATCAATTTGATCTGGGTTTTGTGGGTTTAAATCTCTTTCATAAATTGGTGTTCCTTCATATTTCAGATCGAATGATCTAATGTTTCTATTATTGATTCCTAAGTAAGTATTTTGAGTAACATTTTCAAATACCTTGCCATAGTCAAATGAACCGATACCTGCAAGTGTTCCGTTTGGATCTGCGTCTTTATACAGAACTTCGTTGTAAGAATAGATGCTTACAATTCCTGTTACTCCAGAGTCTGGATAGAATTCCAGATTTACATTGCTTCCACTAAATTCTGCTCCAAATGTGCCGATACCAGTAGTAGTGCCAATAGCTGCGATTGGTTGCTGTGAAATATAAGTATCAGCTTTTTCTGGATCTGACAATACATAAATTTGATGTAGTGTCTGAGTTGATCCGTAAGAAACATGTACGGTTGATTTGAATGATAAGTTAGTAAAGCTACTGACACCAACAACTGTAGAAATTCCAGTAGTAGCAGATGCACCAACAATAACTCTAGCTGTTCTCTCAGTACCTTCTGGAGTAAATTTGAGGTTGAGGTGTCTTATTGAAGTTGTACCAAGTCCAACATTCTCAAATGATACAAATTTACTTCTAACTGCAAGGGTAGAACTCTCATTGTGAATATAGTCAATTTTAACAACTCCACTTTCAATAGACGAAGTAAATGTGCCCATGTAGTTGGGACTTGAAATACCACCGAGACTTTGGCGAGTATTAAACGATGCAAGTTCTGTTAGGTAAGTATCTGTACCATCATGTTGGAGAGCTAACTCGACATAATCAATACTATTTGCAGCAGTATCTACTACAACAAAATGACCAATACCACCAACAAATGTAGTAGTACTAAATCCGATAATTTGTTCGGTAGACCCAGATCCTACAAGAACATTAGCAGATGAGTTTACAACATTACCAGTATTGGTAGATCCGATTCCCACATCAGCAGAAAAACCTTGCTGGAATGTCTTAATATCGAAATCAGTATCAAAAGTTTCATAAGGTTTAATTCTTATTTCAGTAAGATCGTCATCAACATTGTAAAATGCGAAGAACTCTGCATATCCAGTCGAAAGACCAACATTGTTATTATTGTTGACATGTGACTTTTGTAAAAGATAAGTATTCTCATCAATTGTGACTAGAATAACCTCATTGAATTGATATTGATTATTCAGAGGATTTTCTGCTTGATGAGTCGTTTGAATAAGATATCTTGAGAAATTTCTTCCAGCAACAACTCCAGCAATAGTTCTATCATCACTTAAATCGTTAGATTCGTTACTAACGAAGTTTGGACTGATATCATCATGAATAAGAACTCTATTAGTTTTATTAAGAATGAAATCTGCAAGTCTTGTAGATTTAAGCTCTAGGAACTTAGATGTATTGTTGTTAGCATTAACATCTCTAGAGAGATCAAAATTATAAATTCCATCAACTCTCAATGGATCACTGATAAAGTCGAGAACAAATCCACCAGCATCATCAGCAGGTTGTATTGATTCTCCAGCATCACCAACAGATAAAATTTGAGTATTTGCAAAATTCTTCATCCCAGATGGATGAACAATATCATTTACATAAGTAATAATTTCGTCAAATGTCTTATCACTTTCGATAGCATAAGACATATTCTGATAATAATCATTATCAGGCAAGAATTGATTACTATCACCAATTAATCCAATATTATCAGACCATCCAACATTAGTATCAATGGTGGAATCGATATCATAATATCCATCAAATACTGTAACTGAGTCTACTACTGCACGATCACCGCTATTAGTACCTACAAGATTATCGTCAGCCTCTAAAGGTAAAGAACCTTCAATGACCATAATCCCAGTATTTGTATCAATAGATCTTAAAATTAGATCAGTTTCATTATCGTTGTTTCTTCTTAAAGGTTCGTTCTTAGCAAATGGTGAGAAAGATATTGTAGTTGAGAATTTTGCAAGGTCACCTGCTTTAACAATTTGACCAAAACCAGGAACTACAGTTGCTCCAGTACCAACATTTGTAGTTAATCCAGTATACTTAAATGATACTTCTCGTGGATTTACTGCTGAGTTGTAGGTATCAATTGTAAAATTAGTGAACAAATAGTCGCCAGAGTTAAATCCATCTCCATCATTGTTAAATTCAATTCCTTCAAGATATACTTCTTCTCCTGGAACAAAAGGTTCTTGAACATATCCAAGAATTGGAGTAGTAATTTTACAGGTAACAACACCAACATCAGAGAAAGCTTCAATAATAGAAATACCATTACTGTTTCTTAGTGGAGCAATGCCATAAGCATTTGCAGTCAAACCTCTAGGTTGAACAACAACCTCGGCACTGTTTACAGCGGAATCACTAAGTTCACAAGTAATCAAACCATTATCAACAATAATTCCGGTAGTTTTATCATAAAGGACAAGGGAAGGTGCATTGATGTAAGATTTCCCACCAAAAGTAACCTCTACATCGAGTACTCTATTTGCGTTCTTAACCTGTACAGATCTGGGTAAGAATGCATCTGGTTTTAAAGTATTGTCTGAGGGATATCCAAAAACATCAGTGGGGACTGTTACATCTTTCAACAGATTGATGGTGGGTCCGATCAGATTAAGATTTCCACTAATTCCACTATTCCCAATAGATGCAACTGCAGGAATTTTATTGTATCCAAATCCATTATTAATGATGCGAACTTTTGCAATTCCACCAGTTGCTCCAATAGATGTTGTAGTGTAGTAAAGCTCTTCACAGTCTTCTGCTGAGTATTTTGTTTGCTCTGCTTCAGTTGCAAGGATCGCAGTAAAAGTAGTTGACCCTACACCGGTAATACTATATGATCCGGTATATGTACTGTCAATAAAACTAATTTTAGTAAATCCAACAACCTCAGTATCAGAGGTTGACATATATCCACCCTTTTCAAATCCATAATATAACTCAGTTTTAATATTGTCATTATAATTAATTGTCAATTTGGACATATCTTCTGCAACTGTTGTTCCTAGACCAACAGTATTGACTCCAACAACTTCTAAACTAGAAGTATCTCCTGTTCCAACAAATTCATTAAAGAAGTTGCTGTCATAAAAAATCTTTAATTTACCGTCAAGTAAAGATGCGTCGTTTAAATTGAATACTATATTGTTATTTTTAGTTACTTTAATTGGTGGGTTGATTGGATTTATAGTTTGTCCAGTAGATCCAACACCAGTTACACTGACAACTTCAGGAGGATCGAGAAATAGTTGAGATCTAGAATCTGATAATTGGAATGTATCATTATCAATTTTCAAGACAAAATATGTTCTTTGGAACAAATTGTCAGGAAGGCTATTTTCATCACCAAAAGGACCATAAGCTAAAACTTTAAATCCAGTTTCAAGACCATGCTTATTAGCGGTAAAGATGCTAGTAACCGTATTGATTCCTGTTGTAGCAATTTCTATCGGATTTAAAACTAAGTTTCCATCTAGTAGTTTTACTGTAACATCTTCTGCCTGGAGAATACCAGTTGTAATTCCGGGTTTTACTACAAGAGATACCCTATCGTTAATGCTTAAGTCATGAGGATTAGATGTCTCTACAGTTAACTCGCTTCTTTCAATATTAGCTATCTGTTGTGTGTAATTCGTTTGGAAATAATAGTTTGAGCTATCGTCTCCAGTCGTTGTAAAGAACAACTCAGAACCATCAGGAGAAGTTTTAAGACCAATTGTGTTGATAGTCTTGCGAACTACATAAAGACTTGCTGGAAGGGCACTGGGAGCAATGTATGGATCGATCGAAGCAGTTGCATTAATAACACTATTTCCATTTGTATCAAAGGTGACTAAATCATTGGTTTTTAGATCATGCCCCTCAATAAAGATGGATTGAGAAAGAATTGATCTTGTTTTAGTTACTCCATTTAATGAAACATTAACAGATGTTGAAAAACCTACAGTAGTGCCAACTCCAACTGATTCTTTTGGATTAAAATAGTATAAATCTTGGAATTTAGAATCAATAGTAAATGATTCTGAAAGTGGTAGAGTAAATTTACTTGTAAAATAAGTAACGGCTGCTCCAACAGAAGCTGTAGCAAATCCAGCGGATCTTTCTACTCTAACAATTTTTTCAGATGGGAAAGCATTCAAAATACGAACAGTTTCTGTTCCAATACCAATAGAATCTCCAGCAGAAACATTTGGAGGAACAAGACTAACCTTCAAGTCTGTAATGATACCAGTGTACCCGTCTTGATCTAGGGTTGCGTTAAATGTTTGTACTGAAATTTTGTGATAAGTCTCAAGTCCTTTAACATAAGTGGAGATACCACTAACTCTAATAACATGATTGTCACTAAACTCGTGATATGGAGAAACTTTAAATTCTGCGGTTTCTCTACCTATTGTAAAAGGTACATTTAAGAAAGATACAGTATTACTACTTACCTGAGTGATATCAGATCCAAAAATTCTACTGACTTCCGCAGATAAACCACCCCCAGTTGTTTCACTATCGTCAAAAACGATATTATCATTGACACTGTAACCAGATCCTTTAAAATTGATCTGTATATCAGTAATTGAACCTACTCCAAGATTGTCTGGAACAGATTCTTGATTATTTTCTTTATATGGTTGGAAAACATAATCATATGATTTGCCATCGCCAAACATATTGTATGGAAAAGTATTTCTGACTAGTTTTGAAGATTCAAAGTCAAAATTGGTTTGATCGATGACCAATCCCCTAACTGTATTTTCGGGAATTGCAAAACTGCGGAAAGTGTCTCCAATAAAGTATGGAAATACTGGCTTATTATTAATATCTACGGTTGCAAAGTAAGCATAAACTCCTGCAGGAAAATCTGGAGTTTTTGTGAACTTACCATTATGTTCATCTAAATCGCCAGATCCAATATAGGAATAATCTTCAACTAAAGATCCATATGGAAATTCTGATATTGGAGGTCTATTTGTAATGTTGGTTGAGACAATATCGTAACTAGATTCTTGCCTCTTAACATCAGACTGAATATTATTAGGGTCAGTTAATCCATATGGACCGTATATTGGGTTACCATCATACGCCCATCCAATAATTGAAGAATGACTGGAACCATCATCTCCAAAGAAGTCTCTAATAGAATTTCCGTATCCAATATAATTTACAGCAACACCTCCCGTGAAGGGAGAGAGATAATCCAATTCAGTATCATTCAGACCAAATGCCTTATTAATTACCAAAGGTCTTAATTGAGCTTCAAGTTTAAGACTTGAACCTGGGTTAACGATACTGGTGGTTGTTGTACTAGCAGCGTATCCAACTCCACCGGAAATAACCTTTACTTCAGTAATAGATCCATTTTCTACTACTGATCTAAGAATAGCTCCATTTGCTTCTGAACTGGCACTAGAAACTACAATATCTGGTGGACCAGAATATCCAGATCCCCCAGATTGGACAAATGCTGAGATAATCCTACCATTGGAAAAAATGAGTCCAATTTGACCCAATTGACCGCTCTCAATTGAAATTGTTGGTGGGTTTCGGAAATCAACAACAGTAGATCCATAATTTCTACCTCTAGAATATAAAGGTGCGTCAACTACTTGACCTCTAACAATTGGAGTAGCTACAAGATCTTGTTCTTTCTGATCTTCTGTGAGTACTTTTACAGTACATTCAATTTTAGGATAAGTAAATCTTTGAAATCCTGATCCCTGAGAATCTAGGAATGCATGGATTTTTTTATTGTAATTATCACCAGATGGTTTTGTATCCCCCTTATTGCCAACTTCTGCTAATCTGAATGCATCGTCACTGATTTTTAATACTTGATACTGCTTAGTAGAACTAAGTCCTGTAATAGTAGTAGTATCATATGAATAATTTACAACATCTCCATCCCTAAATCCATGATCTTCAAAGCTCACATAATCTCTAAAAGTATTAATACCTGTTGGATTCACTAAAATATTTCTGCTGGCATATCCACTACCGGCATTTTCTATACTAATTCTACCGATAGTGGTTTTCTTTTCAAAAGTTCTGAAAATGTGTTGACCAGTATTAGATCCAGCTGCGTTCTCAGAAATTGATATGGTATTAATACCAGTAACAGAATCTTGTTTTGTATAATGTAAGTAGATGGATCTATCACCAGAAGATCTTACATAGTAGTCTTGACCACTCATTAGGGTCAATTCTTCATTTGAAGCTCCGGTAGTTGCGATACCTAAATTATTGTTTCCATTGTTATTGTAAACAATTCTACTACCAGATACTAAGTTATGATCTGAAGTGAAAGTGAACCTATCGTTCACTGCTTCTACAGCACCACCAGAAAGGGTGCTGACGCCACTAAAAGATATCTCCCGGTATCTTTCCTCAAGTAGTGCTCTTCCGAATGCTCCAGTGCCATTACCGCCAAAGATCTCAACACTAACAACTTTATCAATATCGAATTCTACAGGGTCAACATAGACAGAAGTGACTGTTCCAGCAAGACTGACAATAGATCCAGCAGTATTAGCTACACTGACTAATGCGTCGGAGATAGTAACATTAGGAGGATTTTGGACATCATATCCAACACCACCATTAAGAACATTGATTTGTTTTAATGGACCATAGTATATTTGATTTTCACCTTTGTAATTTAATACTTCAAGACCATTGACAAGCATACCTGTGTTGCCGTCAGCAGTAATTTCTGATGTAGTTGCTGATTCTTTACCACTTCTAAGTTCTTGTTCTAGAGTAAATCTACGAATAGGTCTGGATGGGAAAATTTCCCGCTTACCCTGACTAGCAAGAATGAAATCATGTGTTCCAGCAATACCAGTAGGATTGAAATATTCTGGAAGATTTGCTTTGATGAAAGCTCTAGATGTATATAATTGAATCCTATTAGCAGGACTTAAAACTTTTACAAAATATCCCTTTTGCTCAAGACCAAGAATTCCGATAGTTCCTTCGGATGGAACATATACAACTTCTTCGCCAGTTTTAAATGGAACATTGTCTGTAAACGCTAGAACAGTATATGCATCTTCTGTGCTATCATATCCATCAAAGTTTCCTAGACCAACGGTAGGGTTAACTAATGTAGATCTTACTTTATCTACAGTAATCAAATAACTAGGTAAAGAGCTAGATGCTACATAACCTTCTCTTTTACCAGTGCTAGACTCATTTTCCGTCTCAATATAAGTATTATTAATGTCCGATAGTAATTGGTTTTGACCACCTCTAATTGGTACAATACTAGAATTTGCTTTTTTCTGTACTCTTCTTAAATCATAAGAAAGTGACGAATCTAAAGTAGGAATACTACCACTAAGAGTGACAGTATTTGTAGATGTATTTACAGACGATATAGTTAAAGATGTGGCAGCTACTAACTCAGAATTTCTGTTAACAATATCAACAATGTCACCCTTTCGGATACTACTCTTATCAATGTTTCCATCTAATACAAAACCAGATCCAGAAAAGGCAGAAACTTCATATCTTGTAGATGTATTATAAATCCAAGAATTAAAGAAGATTTCTTCATATCCTCTATTAATCTCTGAGTTCTCAATCAATCTCCCCAGGTTTCTAATTCTAATAGAAGAGTCTTGATCTAGATTTTTAAGATCTGCGTTAGATAAGAACTTGCTAAGAACACCAGTAACCTTAAATTCTACTCTCTTAGAAGAATCGCCATTCTCAAACCCATAAACAATGTTAGGAGCAGAGATATCTGTGTTGTTTTTGATCTCTGTCGATACTAATGGAGTAACATCAAAAAACTGATTAATACTTTTAGTATCGTAGTTGTATATGGTTGATCCAATCGATAAAGTTCCAACGCTAGAAAATCCAATTGTGGAGTCAACCGTAATTACAGATGCACCAATCCCAATATCACCAATATTACGAGTTTTACCAGGAACGACAAATGTGCCATCAGTTAATGATCTCTCATCAAAACCAGTGAATAGAGAGATTTTGAAGTAATTATCTCTGAGGTTACTAACTTCTGAAATCGGACCAGAAGCTATATTAACTTTGTCATTTGTGGGATCATTATCTTGATATAATGTTTCGCCAACCAAATTTGCGGGATTACCGGAAATCAACTCAAGAGAAAGTGTTTTTCTTCTTACATAATTTGCATATGATGGTTTGATCAGATACTTTTCAAGATCATTGATTTTTGGATCGATTCCAAATAAAGCTTTGAATAGAATCTTAAATGAATCTTCTGTACCCTTCGATTCATAGAGACTTCTTGCCTCTTTGATAAAATTATTAATATCCAGCTGTGGTGATAGGTTTACTCCCTCTAATCCAGGAGTATACATCGCCTTCAATTTTTTATAGAACTCTTTTAAGAAAAGAGCACTAACATTTTGAACAATTGATCCTGCAGTATGTGAGGAAGCAACTGTTGATTCCCATACTAGATCTTCATTATTATTAGGTGCAATATAGGAACTAATCCCGCTGAACCCTCTCGTACATCCAGTAAAACTAGTTTGAGTCTTGTCTGCATAAGTTATAATCTCACTATCAATCTTAATAAGACCATGTTTTGCGGGATACCCATCCGTACTTGTTACCGAGATGGTATCATCACTATCTGAGATATCACTAGCAAGATTTGTACCTCCTTTGATGACATCTACAGTAAGCTTATCAACCTTAATGTATGCGTCAATATTCTCAGCAATATCTGCCGGACCACCTTGATAGTCTTGGGAGATATAATACTGTTTTAGAAACTCGGCAAATTTTGGGTTTTCTGAGACCGCAAATTCGGGTATAGATTCAGAAACAATCTGATAAGTCTTTACTCTTGGGCTTAGCGGGGAGTTTGTCTCTATCATCCTACTGTCTGATTAGCGATCCGTTGGAGTAACTGGATGTGATTTGATATCCAATACCAGAAATTTGCTGGCCAGAGGAAATCGTGTCTCTCACGATATTTATCTCAGAATTTGAGAGATCTAGACTTAGATAGATATCCTTCAATCCGATAATATCGTTTGACTCAGGATATGCTTGAACTTCAACAATATTGTCACCAATCGCTGTAGAGCTAATGGTAACTGCATTGAGTAAAATCTCACCTTTTAGGTAATCAACAGTACCTGCGGACTTAACTACAACTTCTGCAGACTCACCTTGTAGTTTTGCTGGTTTAAATATAGCGATATCCCCATATCTACCATCATCTCTAGGAATATCAGTCAAATATACAATTTCTGGGTCGCCTGAAATTGTAAATCCGGTCGATTTGATCGTACCGCCTCCAGATAGGATATTAAACTGGTTACCAAAGCATAATTCGTATTGAGCTGTAGCATCTTTAATTACTTTTAAGTCTCTACGAATTGTAACTTTTGTAATATTAGATGTAATAGCAGAATTTGTCCTATCAATAATATTCTGAGATTCAGAATACTTAAATCTACCACCAAATTTGTTCAAATTAGTAGATTTTCCGTAAGTTGTCAAAGATTCGGTAATTTGTGCTTTTAATTCGTTCGCATCATCAAAAACATTGTTGTTATAATAAACAGAAGTGTCTAATTCAATATACAAAACTCTCAAATCTTCAATTCTTTGGTTAATACCAGCGATTGAGTAATTTTTTAGATCATTTAAAATATTTTGCTTAGTAAAGTCAGATAAAAATGTGCCATTTACAGGTTTAATACTTAAAACGACAGTTCCAAACTCTGGAGGGTCTAATTCTTCCCCACCAACAACAGAAACCGACTCTGTATTTGGATAAATCCTCTGAATAATAGATTCATAGTCCTTAGGTGTAACCGCTCTGTTTTGTGCGGAGTACATTCTAGGTGCAAAGTATCGTATAGAGTCAATTGGCTCGATCTCAGAACCATTACGGGCGGGTTGAGAGGTACTAACGCTAATAACATTAGTGGATGTGATAGAATTATTAGCATCATTTCTTATATCGCCGGAAAAAGTGAAATTTTTTCCTTCGTTACCAAATTTTCCGTCAGTAATAATGTAACTAATACTAATTTCATCACCCTGTTCTAACTTTGTACCAAAAAGACCATCTCCAAATAGTAATTCATAAGTCTCATTAGGAGCTTCTTGAATTAAGTAGATATTTGAGTCCTTTGTAATGTCAATAATATTGTCAACCTTTGAAAAAGATAATCCTGCAGTCGCACCAGACTTCTTAACATCTACTCTGAGAGTATCAATATCGACATTTGAGTTTTCAATGATAAATCTTTGGTCTGAGCTACCATTTACTCCCCAAGATTTTGTTAAAAGTGATCCTTGATAAACTTTTATGTTAGAAAAGGTTGCTGTCCTTGGAGGATTTGCTCCTACAACACCACCAGCATCAATTGGACTGGATGCAATGATGTCTTCTGGGATAGAAAAGACATAAGAAGTATTATCAATACCACCAACTAATACTAAACCCTTCTTCAGAGTAACAGTTGTGCTATTTCCATCGAATTTAAACGGAAAGCTAATGATTGCTTCTGCTGCTTTTCGCGATCTAGGAACATATCCAATGTTTCTTGCAAGAGAAACTACATTTTCTCGTAGAGTTGCTGAATCCAAGAAGGATTCATTAGCAACCATATTACTATTGAATGCTGTAATATAAGTATTATACGCTAAAACATCAATCAGCAGCGAAATATTTGATCCGTCAAAGTCAAAATCAGAAAATTCTGAGTTAGATCTCAGATAATCCTTAATCGAATCTTTAATTTGATCGAAATTTAGGTTGGTATACTTAAATGATGGCATTTTCTTACCTAGTTGGCTCTAAAAGAAACTCAAATTCTTGTCTTGGGAAATCTTCACCAACAATATCGTAGTTAATTATGATATCAAATGCATTTCCATCGGGATTTGGTGTTACCACAACCTTGATGTTTGCAATTCTACCTTCAAAATTTGATAGAACATCAAAAACTTGCTGAGAAATTAGATTTGCTGTACCAAAATCAACGAAATCGAACAGTGAACTACTAATATCAGTACCAACCGAAGACTGAAACGGTCTCTCTCCAGGAATTGTTTGGACTAAGTTCCTCACAGCACGCTTAATCGCGTCCTCATTCCTGAGAACTTGTATATCACCAGTAACAGGGTGTGCGTTAAAGGATAAACTAATATCCTGAAATGCCAGTGAGTTGGTTTCAGCCACTAAATGACACTAAATATCAAGCTTATTTATAGTCACTCTTGAAGAAGATCTGGTTCAGTATCATCATTTTTATAATCACCTGCTACTTCACGAAGAATTTTGTCTGATTTTTTACGATCAGTCTTAACTCCCCATGAACCACCAACGCCGCCGTCCATATTTACAATGAGATCGTCATCCATTTTCTTTATTATAATATTGTAAGATTATTTATTCCGTCTTCTCTGATTCTGTTTCCCAGAAATATTCATCAGTATCTCCTAGTCTACCCCATCTAATACCATTCTCTACTTGGAAGTAATGTGTACTTACTTTGAAGTCTGGTATAAGTGGTTCTTCAGGTGTAATAGACAAGTCAAAGATTCGTGTTCGGTTATTAGGATACAAACAAAATTGACCATTCTCAAGCTCAATACAGTTATGTGATTTATGTTCGTCAGGAATTTCGCTTACATTAGTATTTGTCGTATCTGTGTCTGGATGAAAGTTATCTAAGGTGAAGCAGTATTCGCCGTTAAGGGTGCCGAAGTTGCGTGTGCGTACTTGGAAGTCCATTGACCCGATAAACTGCTTCTCAAGGCATCTAACCCCATAGTCCATACAGTTCCAGAACTGAAGGTTGGGTAGATCTAAATCTGGGTCGGGCGTTTCGGGGCGCGAGCAAAAGGCAGAAATTGGAAGCTTGTCAAACATTGCAGCATACTTCGGTAAGTATGTCTCAAAATAAAAAGCGCGTCCAGGTATCGACTTAACCGATACCCAAACGCCCTCTACAAACTCACCAAATCCATCTTGGAAATCTCTAAGGTATTCTTTACGAACCCAGACTTTCTGCGGTGGAAGATTGATGATTAATTGACTCATTTGCCTTGTCCACGATAACGCTTCTTACGAGCGTTCGCGCTCGTCGCGCTAAGTTTTGTATGCTTACCCATCCCTTGACGAGTTTTTTTGGGGGTCGCTTCGATAAATGTATTACCGAGCAACGATTTTTTTACCTTAGCCATAATTAAGTTCCTTCATAATATGTGAAATTCTGTGAGGAGCAGGGGCACCTGTCTCATAAAATGAGAGAGCATACCCCTCCATGATATACATGAACTCGTCTTCACTTACATCGGTGTGCCTCTCAGACCCATCAACATAGATTGTGTAGACTGTCCGTTCCATCAGATGACACGCATCTTCTCGTGACCAACTCTGATACGAGGGTCGCACCAAATATCGAATCCAGCTTCGATTGCATCCAGACAGAAACTCACATCCTCTCCACACATGTCCTGGACATCCCCAGACTCAAAGACTTGCATCTTGGGTGCAAACCATGGATACTTCATTTCAGCATGCTCAAAGACGCCGTGCTTGATGAGTACCCATCCGAAACCAGTGTAGTCTACCGTGAAAGGCTTCTTACGCTTTGTCATTGTTTCACCAGTCTCATGATTCATGACACCACCGTTGTTACGGAAGTCTCCTTCATCCAACCAATGTGCAACAGATGTAGTACGACCATCTTCAGTCATGTACCAACCAGCAGCAATGTCCTGATCCATCAGAACAAGCTGTAGAAACTTCTCAGTGTTAAATGTAATATCTGAGTCGATCCACAACTGATAGTCATACTTCAGTTTACCATCCCAGGGAATCTGGTCCGGTCCACGCAATACATTTGCTCCAAGACACTTACAACGAGCAAAGTTTACCATGCTGCTGTAGTCTTGTGAAATCTGAATACTCGCTCCCATCTGTACTAAGTCGAAACTTAGCTGCAGGAACGACTTCATGAATTGATATGAACAACCCCTACCAGGAAGACAGAATACAATTGCTTTACCCCTAAGCATCTCACGGGCAGCATCATAATCCCATTCTGGTTCTTTATCCTTTGCTTGGGGCGCTTTTGCTTTAACAGTAAATCCTTTAGCCATAATGATTAATGAGGCAATTCATTCTAACAGTTTATATATGATCCGTCAATAAGACGAATCTGGGTCAACATCACCCCGTACCATCTCAACTTCGTGGTCTGTCAGGTCGATTTCATTACCCTTGATTTTCTCTTTTAATTCATCTGGGGTGAGATTTGCAAAGATACATTTCTCTCCCTCATAGACATGAAAGATAGTCTCAGTCTTCATCATATTTTTCTTCTAGGAAGATACCATCTACATCAAGATTCATCGCAACCTCTGTACCCTCGTACCAATCTAATTCATTACAGAAAGACTCTGGCAAACTCACGATGTATTCATCAGTCACAGGGTCGATCCTTACAGTCGATATAATTCTGTGAGATTTTTTTTCCATTAAGCGAACCTGGGAGTCATTCTTATATATCAGAATTTTTTTTTATTCCATTGATATATCGATCGCGAATTCGGTTCGTTGTAGGTTACAAGGACCCATCGAATTTAAACCACTGTTTTATAATAACTGTGTGCGTACTCATTGATACTCACAGCATCATGATGTAGGTCCCCCTCAATGATACTCAGAATACCTCAGAATGCCTCAGAGCTATTACATAGTGACTGCATGTGATTGTGAGTCAGCTGGCATGTGATTGGTGTTCTTGGTGTGATGCCTCCATATTATACCATGATGACTGCCATAATGCAATTGTGTCCTGTCTGTAACATAAAAATCCTGATACTTGACAAACTGCGAGTCTCATGGTACGCTCGCTTAGCTAACATCGTGAGAGACCATTTATAAGACTTATCTAACACTTAAAGAAAACACGCAAGTATATTTAAAAAGGTATTTAATAACTTTCCGCATACTTACTCAGAGGGCACTCAGAGACCCTCAGAGAAGACTTAATTAACACTTACTTACTCTCTAATCTAATCACATCATCCCATTGGTGAGGGTACACACAGAGGCAACATTTAGTCTCGCCATACTTACTACCAGGAGCAGGATAAGAATTAAAACAAACGGTAATATATGATGGGTCTACGAAGTTCACATAGCCCTGAGTATTACCTATTTTAACTAACTCTCCTTGGGTGAACATGATGTTGTAAGTTGATAGTGTGTGGTATCTAATAAGTCTGTAACATGTGTTGGTAACTGTCCCTTATCATTCCATGTCATTTTGTACTGTACGATTAATGACACTAACAGGGAGAGTTGTTGATGTGATAATTGTACTGTACTGATTGATTGTTGAGTCATCAATTTTTAGGGCGGCGATGGTATCATTGTAAGCATAGTAAGTAACAATCTCTTTATAGAGATTATCATCATAGTTTACCATTTAGAGAGGCATTCAAGTTTAATGTAAGAGGGGACAGATTCATCCACTGTTGTATCATCTTGTGGGAATTGTTGTCCATCTTTATTATACCACATATCATCAGGAATGTCATCCATAATTGAATCAATCATGTGGTCGAAAATGAAATCTAGTTTTGCCATTGATTGTCACCCTTAATCAGTAAGAATTTCTAAATCGATAACATCGATATCCTCTAACATTATATCACAGATCCGGGCGATTTCCTTTTGAGATGATGCACCAAGTCTGAAGATATGCTGATTGTTGTCAATCCTTATAAGTTGTAGATTGACGAACTCTTCATATTTAGCGATGAAATTAGCAATTGTACGATGTGAACCATCAATGAGATCGAGGGCGATTTCAGCAATAGCTTCAGAATGAAACTCGATGCCCTGTGCAAGTCTTTCGATTGAAAGTTTGTTGCTATTTGCCATAATAATCATGTGAGAGTTTGGCATATCAGTTAGAAGGGAATTGAGCGAGTTTTGCATCAGCGAGAGATGCAATCATAGTCCATACCATCTCACCAGACATTTTCTCTTGATCACAAATATACTCTACATTATCTTCCATCAATTCCAATACTTCAAGTGCTTTGAGTTCGAGATCTGTCATGATTAGAGAAGGATGAGAATGAGAACGATTGAATAGAAGCGGGCATAACATGATGCCCATTCTTTTTTAGTTTTAATCATGCGAAGGTGTAACCGTTTACAAAGTCATCAGCGTTAAAGACTTTGCTTTGTCCTGCTTGTCCGACGAACTTGCGGACATACCAAACGAAATCCTTTTGAAATACTCCCTCACCAGCGATGCAGAACTCATCACAAAGTGCATTGAGGCGTGATTTTGTGGTTACAGACTGCCAACCGCCGTCGAAAATCGTCATGGTGTCGTCTGTCACTTCTGCGATCTTATTGCCATGCAGGCGAACCACAGAGGTGTTTGTCGTCTCATCAAAATAAACTGCTGTGTTGCCTGAACTCCAATTGCGGTTAGACTGGATGGCGGCGTTCATTTGAGTTTCGATCTTACGCATGATGAGAGAAGAGAAGAGGTTTAAGAGGCGTGGCGGGTGTTGTCCCCTCCACTCCTATAAGATACACGATTTTGGGGGTCTGTGCCGTCACCTTGTGCCACTAGCTCAACTGGTTTTATTTGCCAATTCCCATGGGATCGTCTGCCGTTGCCTCTAGTTCAGAAATACTATACATCGTTGTTGGAAAGTTATCAACAACAGCATCACATAGCGATACGATTAGATCCTCTGCTCCATCTGCTGTGTGACCATACTTTTTCTCTATAATACATTCAATGTCTTGCATGAGTTGTTCTCTTGCTATCATGATATTATGGAGATGTTCTTTCATGAGTGACATAATTGATGAGCGAGTGAGTGTGAATTAGTAAGAAACTATTTTGTAATTATTGAGATCATCTTTGATAACTCTGTTGATTGGTGATAGCAAACTACGCTCTAGTCGTAATTGCCAACCTTCTACAATATCATTCTCAGCGATAACAGCGAAACCAAAACATCCTGGTGTTGGCATCATAAACAGACCATGCTTTTCTGCCTCTTGACTATTAGCGAAACCTCTCGCAGTGATGGTCCAATCTTTGCCAAAGTAAGCACAAATGAAATCTCTCATGTTAATCAACCTCCGAACATGTCATCAAAAAGCTGTTGTCCAGAACGCTCATCTTGCTCTGCTTTCTTTGCATATTGTGCCATGCGTTCGAGTGCCTCTTCGCGAGAGATTGACTCAGGGAAGTAATACTCACGACCGGATGGAGTTGTGTAACGCATTTGTTTGAAAATAGAGAGTGAATTGAGTTGATCTTTGATGTTCAGTTTGATGCCTCCATGAATACATCGTAGAAGCAATCAAATGCAGCAGGATCATGACAGAATGAAGAGATTCCAGTCTGATCAGCGACCCAATCGTATGCCATATCGATATCTGCGCCGGTCTCCATCACAAAGGATTGCAGACCTTGAAGAGCACCGATGAAAGCAGAATTGTTGAGAAGCATTGTGGTTTTGTTCATGCTGTTATTATGGCAGGTTTGGGAGCGAATTGCAAGCGATGGTGGACACTAGGTCAACTGGCACACTCCACCATAAGTTAAAATACATTGGTCCATGCTTGATGTTTAGCAGAGCTAATCCTACCATCTTTGAGTAATCCATCACATACCTGACAGAATACCTCAAACTTCTCTAATCGTGTCAGGTTAGCATCAATGCCCCTTGAAGTTTGTCCGACGACTCTGAGAACTTGACCTTTGAGCATGATGTAAGATAGAAGGATGAATGATGAAGCGATTAGAGCGAATTAATCGCTTCAGAAAGGGTTGGACCATGACTCATACTTTTTCATGGTGATGTAACCTTCCTTGCAAAGTGCATCAGTATAGTATGACCACTCCAAACGCTTGGCAATGGCATCAGTCGCCATTTTTGTGCCCTTAGTATCACATTTCCAATTGTAACGGAATTGCTCTAGTGCTTGTGCTTTGGTGATGGATCGCATGGGGTGTGTTCCTTTGACTCTCTTATAATACACGAAAACAGACCCACCACAACCAGAGCTAGACCAGTTCCCTGACTGGCACACTCATCCGTGATTCTCCATAAAATCCTCTAATGTGTAACCTTCTCCAGTTGATGTTTCTTCTATCAATTCATCCAATGAATAACATTCTAATTTCAAACGATACTCTTCGGGAGTATCATCATCAGGATCAGGATCGTCATGACAAAGATAGTCCCATTCATGAACAAGTGCATCGATGAGTTGTTCTTTAGTGTAAGTCATAGTTTACCACCACTAGAGCAAAGACCTGTTTTTTTCATATTTTCGCCTGCTTCGCATCATTGGTCATCCCTGTCGCTCTCGTTATGGAAAAATCAATTTATATAAAGAATGCCTCTAATCCTTTGTATTTGATTTGCATTGATGTAAATGGTCTGGTATCATTAATATCTACCAAGTCACCTTTTTTAATTGAATTGATGGGGGAGTGATATTGATCTTTCTTGGGATTATAGAATCCCCAAATAGTCCGAACACGATCAGTAGTGTAAGAATAGACATCTGGATGGCATAACCAAATACGAAGTAGATTGCGCTTGTAATCTTCACATTCGTAGTGGTATCCGTCTGGGGCTTCATGATAGAAACTCGGAGGTAATTCCATCAGTTGATTCATCATCAGAGGTGTCTTCATTATACCAGAAATCGTGCCAATCGTGGGGTGAGTTTGTTACATCTTCAATATTATTCATTTGCAGTAAGATGCTTCAATTTGACACAATCTATCATTTCTCTTATCAACAACATTCTGCATATTGTTGGCAAGTTCAATACAAAGCAATGCTCCAAAAAGACAAACAGAACAGACGAGAGTAAGTCTAAAAGCTATCATTGGACAATCTCAACTAATTTATCCATAACAGGTTTAAGATCATGCTCTTCAGCATCACTCAAATCAATATACATTTGTTCAATACACCAAAGAATTACATCTGCTTGCGCTTTAGTAATTTCAATTGTATTGAATGTTGAGGTTGTCATTGTTTTGTGAAAGTAGACTTTACTATTTAATCAAGTTTTTTTGAATTGTCGAATCATAATAATTCATCATTTGTGTATCACGATGAGCAAGGAACATCAAATAAGATGACATTGCAAAGATCGTGATCACAAATGCGAGTGAGTATTGAACGAGGTTTGACTTACTCATAATTTAGAATACAAATGAAGCGATTAGAGTGAGTTAATCGCTTCATTCACCAGCGAGTTTGAATCAGTGCAGAGTTGAAAAGTTGTGGTTCTGTGTGCATATCAGTCACTTCATACTTATAACCCTCAACACGATTCTCAACCTCTTTCTCAAACATACATTTGTTGATGTAAGACTTAGACTGCATTTTGTCGCAGAATGTAACCGTCTTGTACATTAGGCGCTCGCTGATAGTTCCATCAGCATACTTGACGGGATAGAAGTCAACAACCATGTGAGCGCCGTTTGCTGTGAGTTGCATGCTGTGAGGTGTGTTCCTTTGACTCTCTTATAATACACGAAATCGGAGACCGATCAACCAGGGCTATGCCACTTCGGGAAGTGGTTGGATGACGGAGAAGCGTGATTGATAATTGTATGCAAACCGAGTACGATTGCCATGGATACCCCACCCCAACCAATTGTAAGCATGTTTCATATAGAAATCTACTGATTGATCCTCACTTCTGAGATAAAGTTCATAACGATTCCATTGAGGTTCGTTTACCATGTAACGCAATTGTGTTTCAATAGTATCAACATTGCCACCAAACTTAGAAGCAAAAGCTCCTAACCCATAATAACGATTGGGAGAGGTCCATTGAATTAAACCGAATCCACCTGATTTACATCCATGATAACCAGTTCTTGCGCCACCCTCACAAATTAGCGTGTCAAATTTAGACTCTTGTTTAATGTTACCCAACACGACAGCGAGTGCATTTTGATTGCGAATTCCTCGTTTCTGAAGAAACTCAAGTGTTTTTTGTTCGTTTGTAGTGCAGTCAAAACACACTACAATTGGTGCAGGAGGTTGATCGTAAGTAATCATAAGAATAATTTAGAAGAAGAAATGCAGAGCAAGAATGATAACATAAGAACCACATCCCACGATTTAGTTCTTACAAAGTATGGCACTGATATTGCATCAGCTACCAACATCATCATAGCACCTAGAGTTGCACTCATATGGAGAACAATGAAGTATGAGATGATAGCTAGGACACTGCCAATAATTCTGGCAACAATATCAATTTTCATACAATAGTCTCTCGTTTGATATTTTTTTCAATCTCTTTTAGATATCTTGCTTTGCCTGGTGTCATCGATGTAACAACCACAGCGCCGTTAGGACCGTGCCAAGTGTAGTGTTTGCCGATGCGATACAATGTGAAATCGTAAGATTTCATTAATTTTCGCAGTTCTTTGGGGATCTTGGTTGTCATGGAGGTGTCTTAACCTCACATATTCTAGCACTGAACCCCTAGAGGGGCAAGATAGCTAGTCCGGTTCGCGAACTGGTTGATTTCTCTAACCTTTTACAGAGATTTAAGGCAGACTGATAGTTACGGCAGACCTTGTATTGTCTGCCTTGATATACAACTATGAATTTTTTGCTATTTCCAAGCGGGATCGCCGCCACTAACCCGTTTTTGCTCACATATCCAGAATATCTTAGTTGTGCATCAAGAATGTGAGTATTTGTATGATAGAAGGACTGATAGTTATCAGACATTCATATTCACACGCATGATTTGCACATCACCATACTGAGATTCAACGATTTGTTCAGCACCTTGTTGATCTTGGCACTGAACATTGACAGTTTGCATTCCAGTCCTAGCAGAGTAGAATGTGACTTCAGCAGAGCGGTTGTTGTTTCCGAACATAATAAAAAGAGAGAATTAAGTAGATGGAACAGTAGTTAGAACGCTTTCTATTCTACCATTGGGAACATCAGTTGTAAACTGATTCTTAGCAGAGTCAACAGTATCTGCTATGATTACTGCCTCCAATAGAGGTCCAGAACCATTGACTTTGTAAGAGATTGTATGCTTGAACTTTGCCATTTTTATGCGAATGAGTGAGCGGGAAGACCATCAACAAAGATGAGATCAATGACTTTTTGCAAACGATTGCGCGTTGCTTGTGATGCTTTGCCACACAGGGGGACAGTCACAACACCGTGAGATTTACGATATTGTGAGAGCTTGCCAGGAATAATCCTGCCTTCAGCAATATCTTTTGCGTCATCCTTATGTAGACGAATGACACGACCGATTGTCTGTGCCATCTCAATCACAGGCAGATTACGCAGTAAGATAGTATGCGTCAGACCTGGCACATTGATACCCTCTGACAGAATAGAATAATGAAAGACGATGAACTTTTTCTGATCATCAGCACCCCATTCTTGAAGAGTCTCGAAGAACTTATCACGACCTACTTTGTTGCGATTGATGTATGCACCATGCTTAGATGTGATGTGCATAATATCATAACCCATCTCATTCAAAGTATCGAGAATATCTGTACGAGAAAGCATTGCCCACAATACACGGGTGTTAGGTGCAGCAACTAGAATCTTTGCAGCATCATCATCACCAAGGTCATCAATAATGTCTAGTACCATCTCACGATCTACATCATGTGCATTGTGCTTGTTACGCACAAGTTCTGTCTCATGAACAACAAGCTCAGGAGGGATAATGCTGCCATTGTTGATAAGTTCAGGAGCAGGAACAATCTCCAGAGTATCACCGAAGACAACTTTATTGTTCATCCCAGCAGCATACGGATTGCGTGAGTATTTGGGAGTTGCAGTAAAGAAATAAGCATTAGATGCTAGTTGTGAAGTAGCAGCAACACCAACAAAGTGATTTCTTTGAGTTGCATTGTGTGCCTCATCACAATACATAACATCGACTTTGATGCCGCTGTCAACAACTTTGTGCAAACTATGATAAGTGGTGAAGATCAGTTGATGAACATTTACATTCATGCAAACATCATCATGACGCTGAATTTGATCGACTTTGGTAGTCTTGAAATGAGAAGTCTCACCACTATGAATGTGCATCACAGTGAAATTGTTGTTGTACTCATAACCATCAACATTGTCAAGATACTGCATGAACTCACTACAAAGTTGCGAGGCAAGCAGAATACGAGGGGCAACGACTACGATAGTCTGAGCAACATTAGCTGCATCAAGTCTGCGAACACAATTTTCCATCATGATGACAGTCTTACCGCCACCAGTAGGAACATAAACGCAACCTTTGTTATTATCAGCAAGGGCAGTGAGAGCGCGTTGCTGATGTGGTCGCAGTTGCATCGGAGTTCTGTCGTATGAATTAATTATAGCAGATCCATGTCCTTTCGCCTGTGTCCCGCGTCCACTTTGTTAACTGTCCTAGTATGTTCGTACCATGGATGTTCATAGGGTTGATTCATATTACTTTCTACCCATCTTTTAAGAGATTCATATCTCTCTTTCCAAATTAGTGCTTCTTCAGTCATTTTTGTCTAATACTTCAATGTGTGATAGGAATGAGGCAGGGTATTGAAACCATATTGATTGTGCTATATCCCAAGCATCAGTATTCACTGATTCACCATTAGCTAGCACAACTTTGTAATTATGTCTATCGTATGGTTCATCACTAGAATGAGTGAAATAACGAGGATCACTGGGATCAATTAGTTGGGTCATCCGATCTTGATCGATGTTCGTATTCTATCACAACTTCATTGTGTTCTGTGTAGTCTGTTGTGACAGTTCTATAAGTGATCTTATACTTGTCAGAAAGCAATCTAGCAGCACTATGTAGAGCCCATGCAATTTCATTATCCTTAGACATGTTTCTCTGCCCGTATTTGCTTGAAATATAGTTTATAATAGTTTTTCTTTATAGATTCAATCTTGAGCATATCTTCTTCAAATCCTAAGTATTTAAGCATCTGATATGACCCCTCTAGCTCACTGATTAGTCTTGCATAATTAGCAGAACATCTCTCCTGTCCACCAAATTCATACTTACCCAACACCATATAAGACCCCATTTTTAAATGTTAGATATCGTCGCGGAAGTGCTGCATAATGTGCATCCCATTTTGCAGGATATACTTCTATTTCCTTATCTATGAATACGGGACTAACTTTACCATGACTACCATTTGGAACTGGTTTTACTCTCTCCCATACATTCTCTGCGTTCTCATTAATAATAAGATTTTGCGTTCCTTGATAATTAATATCCCACAATCTACCGGCAGGATCTATCCAATACTGAAACATGCAACACTCTAAGTCCTTGGTCTGTAATTCTTTATGAAACCCAGCACCAAGATCATAAGAAGATCTTAGAGTGTCAAACATGCCCATGTTATTGATAGATGTGAAACATCATACCGTGATATCCAGAGTTATATTTTTTACCTGATCCCTTCATTTGCAGATGGAACAGTTTAACTCCTTCAGCGGTATAAAAATGCAGTGTCGTATTATTTAGAACCCACTCTCCACCCTCACATAGCTCTTCAAGTTTTGCAATGTCAATGAAGCGCATTTCATTACTTTTCTTGTTGCGCCATATCATCTGACTCACAGGATAACCATGATTAAGACCTGTACGAACAATCACATCAAAAATTGCCATCTTATTGGCGTTCATGAAGGTCATGAAGGCGTCTTTAATACCCTGAGGGATATTGTCAGCGTACACACGATTTTGACGGATCTCAGCGTCACTTAGAACGAGATCCTTATGGCGTAAACAAACAGTAGACATACCAAAGTTATTAGGAACACCAAAGAACAACCTAATAAACAGAGCTGGAAAAGTCTCTTGAAGTCCAAAATACTCAATGAATTTACGAGAGGATAATAATGCTACTTGAGTATGGTTCTTACTTACATTCTTGACAGAGTATGCAATACCAGAATCGTTGTCATAAACATCAACTTTAGTATCTGGGCGACCGTTGACAACATGATCACCACCAAATATCTCATTTAGATACTCAGGCAAACTGTTCTCAAACTTGTGACCCTCAGCTTTAGCAAGTCGTCCTGCTTCAGTTGCGTTCATGGTTCCCTGTCTTATGCCTATATTATAGCAAGTAGAACCACGCTGTCACTTCTTCTTGGTCCGCTTCTTAAAGTGTCCATCCATCATCGAATCTAATACAATTTCACCAGATTTCTCACTTGGTTCCCATAATGGTGACATAAGAGGATATTTGTGTGCATATGGAGCACCTAAACCATATACAGCTTGACAGAAACTTTGGTACGGACCTAACATTCTATATGGTTCATCTGACTCATCTGTCATTCTCTGACGCAGAAAGTATTTGTCATCTGCTTCTGCTTGATATCTGAAATAATCAAGTCTAATGTTTTCTTCCTCAGGAATATCATCTAATTTTTCATATACTTCTCTACGCTCAGTTGAGTGAAGATCTTTATCTTCTAGCAGTCTACATGCTGCCTCTCTACTTTGAACCCAGAAGTCAGAATGACGATACTTTGATCCAAACTGCAAGTAAAATGCCATAACTGCTGCTTGATCAATCTGACCATCTCTCCACCTATCTTCTATCTCAAGACGCTGCATATTGTTCAATGGATTTTCATCATCACCAAAGATAAATTCTCCTAATGCTTCACCTAAATCAGTCTCAACATAATTACGGAACCCAGTTAGATCATCATTCATACCTAACGCACGACCACAACGGGCGTACATTTTATTTTTATTAATACAATAGACAGATACTTTATGATCTGATTCAGTTTTCTTATAAGAACAGTGCTTTTTAACAGCACAATGAATATTAAAATCTTCTACTGCTTCTTCTTCAGTTGTAATGTCACTATCATATGAATAAATCCATGTCTGTGCATCTTGTGTAGGAACACCGGTCAAATATCCATGCTCAGTAGCAATATATGCAGTGTAATCCCAATCACCAGGAATCTTACGATTAACCGTTAGCTTTGTATCAGTTGGATTATACAATGCATCCTTATATGACTCTTTATCCCACAATCCACCTCTCACACAATCAACAATAAAATCAAACTCTTCACCATCAATGTATGCTTTTTTATCTTCTTGTGAGAACCCAATAGTTTCAACTCTTTTATCAACTAAGTTGATGTTAAAGTGTTGATTCTGGACATTTTCCCAATAGAACTCAACAAACTTACCCTCATCGATGTGCATTGAGATCTCGGTAGGATCAAACATGACAAAGAAGTTCTTGTCAATTCTATTGCCAAACCCAATAAACTTTAACCCAAGTTTTTGAGTCGCATCAAATCTTTTATGAAAATCGAGTGTACTAATTGTGGTGTTGGTAGCAATAACAGTAAGCCAAAGTGTATTGACTTGCACTCCGAAGTTGTCAATTTTATGCGAGCAATCCCGTATCCATGTAATTTCGTCATCCTGATATTCACTATCTTGTTGGTCTCTTCGCGAGATAAGTTGAGCAACAGTCGATACTGCATCTGCCCCTGCGCCGATAACAGCAATTTTCCTACTCATGCGTCTAGAATTATATCTTCGTTTATTTAGTTAAGAACAGGTAGAATATCATAGTCTTCAATTCCTTGATCTTTTAGCACATTAATGTACCAAATTACATCTTCTTGTCTGTAGAATACTGCCTTCTGAAATGAATAGTATCCTTTCTTTGGGCGCTTCCAATGAAGAGCGAATTTCAATGTACTCATAGCTACAATTGTTCTGAACTTCGACAAAGTTACTCTACTTGGAATTCCATGACTTGTCAACCGTAATGTTAGCAAGACGGAACTCATCGTCAACAAACTTCATCATTGACTTGTCATTGTGGACAACATATCCCTCAGGACTTGTGGGAGTTTGACCGATAAATGTCTTGATAGTGCCAACTTTGTTGAGTTGGTCAATGACCATTTTCTTAGCACTACGAATAGAAATATACGCTGCAATCAAGAAGTACAACTCACGACGATACATGGCGATGAACATGAGACCATCATTCTCCATGTTTTCGTATTTTTTCTGAGTTGCAGCAGTTTTCTTCTTACCTCTCTCAGTTTGAATAGCAACTCTGTAGAATTGTGCAAACTCAGCGACCATTGTCTTGGCATTGACAATACCACGACCAGCACGAATGCGCTGATTGAAGAACTTTTTGAGAAGAAGGTGCATCATTAGGTTAGATTTACCTTGACCCTGTAGGATGTCAAGAAACTTAGAAGATTGCTTTAGCGCACCTTGTGCGCGATTGATGTGAGCATTGAAGGTATACAGATCTCCTTGATCAAACAAAGAAGAACCAGTGGCATCAATAAAATTCGCACTGGCAACAAAAACATCCTCAGTAGAGTGATACTTAGGGGCTTTTTTGAGAGGTACAACTTCCGCAGTCTGCAGAGTATCGCCCTTGTACTTTGTATGAAATACGATTCCAAGTTTGGAAAGATGAACGACAGAACCTGTACGGGAATGACGATCAACAGCGTAAGTAATAGTATTAGGAGTGAAACAAATAACTCTGTTTCCACCGACAATGCCGCTTCTCTTATCTTCCGCAGTGAATAATAAGTCACCTTGAACGATACCTGAGATATTAAGTTGAGGAAGATATGCTAGACAATCTTTGAGCTTTGATGCAAGTTGACCATTGTAAAAACGATCTACATCAGTGTCATCGAAACAAATTTTGGGATTGACTTTGTTGAATACTGATTTAGTACCGACAAAGAAACGACCACTGACAGGTTCAGTGCCACAAATAATAGCTGGGGCACCATCCCACTTGGTAGTGATATTTAAGTCACTGGACTTGCCAGATAACATATCACTGAACTGTCGGAGGAAAGTGACAACATTGAAACCGCCAGCGGTGCCGCTGTTCAGGATCTCGTCTTCTAGGTGCTCAAGGTGTGTGTTCTTCATGTCCTTATTATAGCGTCTGTGGGGCGCTGTGGGGGCGTTAGTGGACAGTTCTTCATCTGAACCCAGGACCGTTTGCCCAGACTACCAGAGAGCGTCTGGTGCCCCTTGTGACAGGTGTCACACGATGAACAACATAGCTAGGAAATACTGTAACTATGCCTCTATCATTTGCTGCTGTATGAATGACACCATTATGTAACTGCAACTCACCACCATCATAATCATCAGGATCAGATAGCTGCACAGTCATACTTAACTTTCTGGGTGGCATATCACCCAGAACCATATTATCTACATGCCAACGATAAAATGACTCATCATCATTGTAAACAGTATATTGTAGATGTTCATGAAATCCATGAATATCAAATCTCCAATGCATACCATTCATACATCTAAGGATATTTCCCAATCTGTCGTAGAACCACTCAGTATCATCATTCAACTCAATCCATGAGTTCTTTGACTTTCTAATACTTGTTTCTACCTCGTGGGACTCTTCATCCTGCCCTACAACTGAGTCATGAGGATTTAATGACTCACCATATCTAATGATCCTATCACATTCTTCAGATGTAAATCCATCTTCCCAAGACTCATATAATATCTCTCCCATACCAAAATTTGGTGGGGGAGATAGACGATAAACTGACATAATAAAATTAGTAAATTACTTTAATATCTCCACCGTTGGGAATAACTTGATACTTATCACCAGCAACAGCGCGACCGCCAGAACCGCCAGCAGCACCACCAAATGCAGGTTGTCCCCAAGTACCTCCAGATCCTCCTGGTTGTCCTGGTTGTCCTGGTTGCCCCGGAGTACCAGCACTTCCAGGTGTTCCAGGTTGTCCTGGTTGTCCGTTCGCACCTCTACCACCCGGTGTCCCAGGTTGACCAGGTGAACCGCTACCACCAGGTTGTCCTGGTTGTCCAGCACCACAAGCTGCAGGAGTTCCACTTCCACCACCTTTTCCACTACCACCACCCTGTCCAGGTGTTCCAGGTTGACCAGATCCACCGCTACCGCCGGGTGTTCCAGGACCACCACCACCGCCAGGGGTGCCGGGTGTTCCAGGAGTGCCAGGTTGTCCAGTGGTATTGCCTGTTTTGTAGTTCCAACCGCGACCGGGAGCTCCTACACCGAGTTGACCACCACTGCCTCCAGTGCCGTTGTAACCAGCTGGACCACCGGCACCACCGCTGCCACCGCTGCCACCAGAACCACCATATCCACGACCGCCGCCGAAACCACCAGCACCACCGGCACCACCAGATCCGCCAGCACAATGCCTCCGGTTTCTTTCAGTTCTCCTTCTTCTTTCAGTTCTCCTATTCTGATAACCTTGCCTATCCTGTTTTGGTCCCCTTCTACTCCTCGGCCAACCACCATATCTCTTCCTTCTAGTTCTCCTATTTCTTTCACTTCTCCTATTCTGAAAAGATTGTCTTGCTTGATATGTTGACCTTTGCTGACCACCAGATCCAGGTGATCCAGGTTGCCCATTTCCACCGGGTGATCCATTGCTACCATTTCCACCGCTACCGCCAGAACTACCACCGCTTCCAGGTTGACCACTAGATGCGCCACTTCCGTTACCACCACCAGATCCATTAGATCCAGTTTTTCCACCACCACCACCAGCATAAATGCGAGAGTCTGATCCTTCGCACTCTACAAATACCTTACGAAGTGAAGGAGCTCCAGGATTAGATACTTGAACAGCATCACCGCCAGGTTGACCACCTAATGCACCGCCAGCAGAATAAACGCCATAAGATGGTGGACTATTATTTACATAGATGTTGAGATTTGATGACGGATCATCAGCAACAACAGCAGGGTTACTAACATTTGTGCTAATAACCCTACCCTTCAATCTTAAATATTTTGAGATATTTCTATTAAGATTACCACCCCAAGTTGCATTAACACTGGGAGTAGAAGGACTACTCAGATTAGTAACATTAAAGTTCTCTTCCTCTGAGTTTGGTGCCTGTTCAATCACATACTCATCAATAATACCTCTAAGATCTTGAGGTGTAATAGCTCCAGTCGTACCAACGCCTACATTTTCAACTGCGTCTAAAACATAAGGTAAGTGTGGTGTTCCTGTAGAAGTAGCATATTTTCCCTGATTGAAATCATACGGTGCATCAAGATCTGTGACTCGATGTAATTCAGATGCAGAGATTGAGGCATTGGGATCACCCACTGCTGCCCTAATCTCACCATAGGATATTTGTGTTCCAGGTGTACCCGTAAGGAGTTGTTGAGTTTTTGTGCTCCAATCTCCGTAAGCCATATATCAATTCCTAGGAAAGTGTGAAGGTAACCGAACCAATACCAGCAACAGTGATGTATACTTTAGTCGGATCATTTGCGTCCTGCTCAATATTTAGGGCTGAAGTCGCAGACGAAACATATGACCTAAAGATACTCGCATCAGTTGCACTGGAACCCTGTTGAGTTGCATATTGGTGCTTATTGTATGCCTTGTTATAGGTCATATGTGCAGTACCAAATCCAGTAGCAGTTACACCGAACTCTGATCCAGGTTGAATAACATTGTCAACATTGTTATTAATCTGATTGGCACGATCAGCATCGTTGTTAACAATACCGCCGATAAATCCAAGTTCCTCAAGATAAGCAATAGGATTATGAGTTTCATTGACAACTGAAGCAACACCAACAGCGTTGCCTAATCTATCTTCATAGAATAATTGGTTGACACCTGAGTTAACATCAAGCCACAGACATCCGGGTCTTGAACCATCTGGACTAGTATCATCTTGTCTAGAAAGAATAATACTACCGGGAGATTCTCCTAGGTCAATAGTAGAGTCTGGAAATGCCGTATCAAATCCAACTCTAATTGGTCCACCATCAGTACCACCAGTGCCTGTGTAATTACTAAAGAATTTTGTGTTTTTATAAATCTCAACTGCATTACTATCATTGAGACTAAATTTAGTACCAATACCAATACCAGACTCAAAGATAGATTCTCCACCAATAAAGTCACCGTCAGATTCTCTTCTTAATCCAACATAGAAATCTACATTAGGATCTCTCTTACCGGAAGTTGATCCAATACCAATACCTGCTTCACCAAGCATGGCAATCTCGGCATTATCAAATAATGCAATTCCTTCGGCAACAGGAATACCTGCGATAGAAGTATTGAATCCAATTCTAGTAATCAGCAGGTTTGTTCCTGCACCATCAGTAATATCTAAGTTTGCAACTGTGGTAACACCTGCATTTGCAACCATGAATTGGCATTCAATACTTTCGGCAGCTTGAAGACTGCCACATGTGACAAGACCAGAAGTAGCATTTAATGTAACAGCTCCAAAGGTGCAAATACCACCACCAGTAAAGTTAAAAGTAGTGGTGATGTTAATAACATCTGTATTGACAGTATTAGTTGTGATAATACCACTTAGATTAGCAAATACTGAACCAGATGCAGAAACTACTGTTGATACATCACCAAAGATTAAAGTATCTGTGAGAATTCTACATGTACCACCAATGTTGACTTGCTTAAATGTTGCAGAGTCTCCACCAGTTTGAACAATATCACCGGTAAATGTTGTGTCATCAAGAATTGCACTCGATCCGGGAGCACCAGAAACAATACCAAGTACAACTAACTCAGTAGCAGTAACATCAGTAATATTTACAGATCCACCAAATGTACCACCGATTGAAAGATCGCCACCAATAGATAAATTACCAGCAAATGTACCATCACCATCAATATCAGCATCACCTCTAACACCAAGACCTTTACCAAGTGCAGAGCTTGTAGTGCCTACACCAACAAAGTTACCAACACTGAGCTCACCACCAAATGTAGATATGCCAGTGTTTCTAATATAGATGCTGTTAATTCCAAGAGAATCAATCTGATCAACGCTAATATCAGGTGTTCCAGTTAATCCCTGTGCCAGACCTGCGACACCAGTAATATCACCGATAACATCACCAATGAATCCACCAGCAGCACCAACCGAACCGCTAAATGTACCTGTGCCGACCACATCAAGATTAAAATCGGGATCAACTCTAGATTTACCAACACCAATCTTACCTTCACTAGTAACAACTACACGAGGCTTATTCTTAACAGCATCTGGATCTAAATCATCTTGTCCCCAGAACTCAACTTGTCCAATGGTAGTATTGCCTACACCAGTTACAGCACCGTTGAAAAGAATTGCTTGTCTTGGAATAGCACCACTTGTTTCAATAAACCTGATGCCATGACGACTATCTGTGTTGGCTACAGTTCCAATGAAAGTAATAGTATTCTCATCATTAGTGAATGTTAGTCCACGATCAGTACCAATCATGGCACCTGATGCGATATTTAATCCACCAACGAATGAACCAATACCAGTCAGTTCAATGTTACCACTACCACTGACAGTTTGAACACCAACAATATCACCAACCATGTTGATGTTACCTTGCTGGGCATTACCAGTCAATGTAATGTTCTTTGCACTCAGTCCTTCAAATGTACCGACACCACTAGTAGCATCAACTTTAATAAGATCACCAACAGCAAAATCTGCCTGTGGGAATGTTACCGCAACACCAACAGGTCTAAACGCATAGATTGTTGATCCTGCTCCAGGATTATCATTATCCCACACAGATGTAGGAAGATTAATCAATCCAGATCCATCACCTTCAAATTTAACAGCTGTTATAGTACCTGCAACTGAAATTGTGACACCTGTCGTTCCTACACCAACCTGAAATTCTGCTTCAGGTACTGTTGTACCAATTCCAACTGAATATCCTACAGCAACATTGATATTGCCATAATGTGTCTGATATCCAATTACATTGACATCTCTAAAATTAGCTTGATCTTCGACAATCAAGTTTCCACGAATGTCCAGTTCCTCTCTAGGAATGGTCGTGCCGATACCGACTAGACCATTATTAGAGATTAGATCATCTGCATCAACTTGAATGCCATCTCTGAAGTTGATAATTGTCTTGTAATTATTAGGCATTATCTTTTAGTGGCAAGACCTTTTTACTTATTTATCCTTTAGGTCATCGACTTGTGAACTAAGGTCTTTGACTGCTTCAATGAGAAGAGGAATTAGTTTGTTATAGTGGACACCTTTAGTGCCGTCAGGTTTGGTAGATACTGCTTCAGGAAGAACTTTTTCAACATCTTGAGCGATAACGCCAACATCATGACCAGTATAGCTCTTGTTGCCTTTCTTCCAGTCATATTCAGTACCACGGATCTGGAGAACCTTAGCAAGAGGATCTTCAAGTGTGGATACATTTTCTTTCATAGCAATGTCAGAAGTCTGACCGTAGAATGCAACAATATCATCACATACATGGAGAGGACCACCACAATATGTAAATCCAGCACCACTCATGTATACATCACCAGAGAATGTGGTGAAACCATTGAAGTTAACCTGTTTCTCAAATGTTACTGATGCAGTGTACTTAGTATCGGTTGCAATAGCAACAGCAAATCCAGTTGCAGCATTAAGAACAAGATCACCAGATCCAGGAACTGTTGTAATTTCAGTCTTCTGAGTACCAACACCAACTAAGACATTGTTTAACTTAGCACCATTGGCGAAATCACCAGTAATTTCAATATCACCACCAAGCTCTACAGTTCCACTTGTAATTAAATCATCGGTGAAGTTAACATCATTAGAGAATGTTACTGGACCATCAAACTGAGACAGGATATTCTGTTGAGGACCACCTTCAATAATGATTCTCTGTCTAACAATAACTTCGTCAAATACGACGGAGTTACTAGATGCAGATTCACCTGTTACAGTAGGAATAGGAATACCAAAGGATGATTCTTCACCACTAGAAGAAGAGATTCTCTTGTTACCAATGTAGAAGTCACCCTCGTTATTCAGACCGGTATATACAATTGAACCAGCTGCTCTTTCCTGTGCCTGAGATAGATACTCCTCATCATCAGTCAGTGTTCTGTTCTGTACTTGAGGAAGACCGGTTGAATAGTTACCTGGACCATATCCAAGATACACAAATGTATGTCCAGATGCACGAAGAATAGAAGGACGACGCAACTCGATAGGCAACGGATCAATCTTTCTAATCAAGGAACCAGAATAATGTTCTGCTGGTAGAGTACCAAGTGAACCACGAATAACACGGAGACCATCATTACCACCACCAATTAGACCTTGCTCAGATACTCTCATGATCTCAGCATCAATCTCAATGTAATCACCAAGTTTGAATCTTAGATCAGTACCAATACCCAAATTGGGAACTTGTAATCTTACAGTTGTTGTGGTATTGTCTAGCGCATCTTTAGTTACTGCATGTTCTCCAGCATACAAATTAGTATATCTTGCTCCAATAGCTTCTGATAAAGGTACAGATTGGTTGTTTCCATCAAATGCAAATTTATATAATCTGTGCCCAGGAGCAAAGTTAATATCATTAACTGTTGTAGATGTAAATGTAGTGATACCTGCAACGGTATTGACAATAAACTCACCAACTTTATTGCTACTAGTATCAACAACTTTAAACTTAGATCCTCTCCTCAAACCATGTGGAACTGATGTAGTGATTGTGGTCAATCCTGTGGCAATATCAAAATGAGTAGATGCAATAGAGACGGATGGAGTAACTCTATAAGCATATTGACCTGCAATAACAATAGGATCTCCAGATGTTACTGCGATAGCAATACTATTCTTATCAGGTACGCTGGTAATTCTGAATAGTCCGTCGCTAGTTGTACCAATGCCAGTGATATTTACAACATCACCAATACAAGAAGTAATACCTGTTGTAGGAACACCAATTGAAGATCCTGGGAAAGTATCAATGGTTAGTGTTTCTCCACCAGAATATGCAGATCCAGGTGCAAATACTTCTAGACCAGTAATAGTGGTAGATCCAACACCAACTGTGACTGTAGCTGTAGCACCGTTCCAATCACTACCATCGAGTAACTTTACATTATATCTGCTAGTTTCAGCATATCCTGAGGCAGTGACTAAATTCTCATGAATTTTGAGTCCACTCAGATCATGCTGATTTTCAAAAGTAATTGTACAAATACCAGCAGAGATACTGGTGACACTAGATACTGCGTAACCAACATTAAATGTTTTTAGGAACTTGTCAACTGTCTCTCTTGTTAATGAATTTGTCAAATCATTAACATCAACTTTACCTAAAGGTGAGCGCCTTGCAAATGATTTTGAAGCAGGTGCGTTGATTAGAATATTGTCTCTATCTTGTTGTGGATAATAGTAAGTAACATTCTGTTCGTACTTCTTGGGAGTAAATTCCTGCGGTGGAGCATAATCAGCAGAAAGAAGTTCTAAGATGTAAACACCGTCTTCTTGTCCATTAAGATATGGTTCAACAACGGTACTACGATATAGTGAGAAGTTTTTATTATTGTTGTTGATTGAGAATCTAGGTAAGAATAGATTCCTAGTGTTACTGGTATCTACATGAGTACCAGTATTTCTCTCTACACCAGCGGTGTCAGTCTTAGAATGATTGAACTGATATGCGTTAATTAAACCAGTTACAGCAAAAAATCCATTATATCCCTTATTGGCAAGTCCACCAGTGTTGTTTGAATCTTGAACATTTTCAACGAAAACAATATCCCCAACTTCGACTTGATGAGGAAGTTCAGTTGTAACAGTAACAACACCACCGACCTCACTAACACTAGAAATAAACTGATGATTCCTTCTAAAGTTATTATCTTCCAGGGTAATTGTAGTGGATGTAGGATCACCAGTCTTAGCAAATCCAGTGAGACTAGAGCTTTGAATGATAAAACCATTTACAGGGTCTCTAGAGTTCCCTGCCTCCTTAGGAATAACATATCTTACTTTATATAATTTGTCTTCAATACTTCTTTTATCTTCAAATCTCTTGATGAAACCAATGTTAGTTCCAGATCCATCTTCTACATTGATATTAGTTTGAATCTGAGGATAGATTGTGTTACCATCCTCAACATGCAAGAACCACTGTTCTTGGTTAATATCCCACTGAATTGGATGTCCAATTTCACCAGTCTGCTTATCAGATACTGTACTCTTAACTCTTAGATCTTGCCCACCATATATTTCTAGTGGTACATTATTAATAGCGTTAGAGAATGTTGTAGCAATTTTAATCTCTGTGGGAGAGTTTACAATAGCATAATAAATTTTATTGAACTGAAGACCTTCCGAAAGATCTCCATTATCACTAAAGATTCTGATCTTCTCACCAGTTACCAATCCAATGGCATCCGTTGTCATTGCAAAATTAGTATTTGGTACACTAAGTTTACTTTCCTTGCTACCAGTTTGATCTCCCAGAATAGCTGTTGCTACACCAGTCAGAACATTATCCGACATACGAACATCAGCATCATATTCTGTACCCCCAATGGAGACATATAATTTCTCTTGCTTATTAGCACCAATTCTGAAACCTTGAGAGAGTGCTAAAGGTGGTTCATCCTGACGATCAAAACCAAAAATGTATAAGTGACTAGACAGACCAACATTCTTTGTCTTACTTACATCTAACTGATAGAAACTTACAGTATCAATTTTAGATGCTGATGTATCTACATGCTGAGGTGTGGTGATATGTGTAATATATCCTTGATCATCTCTTGGGAATGCTGCATCCCTAAATCCATCTGCTAGAAGTGCAAATTGACCGAAGTTAGAGTTAGAGTTCGTGATAGATGCGTCAGCACCACTTTCGCCAACAAAGTGAGCATTATAACCAATAGCAAAAACAGAAACGACTTGAACAACGGCGTTTTCTGAGATCTTAATATGAGATTGTTCCCATCCTTGCCTATAAACTGCACCAGAGTCTAAGTGATAGACAGTAGTAGCATCTGTAGATGAAGATTCTGCTGCCAGTTGAGATCCAGAGACTTTCAGATATGTAATACCTTCATAAAGTCTTGACTGAGGATTATACTTAACAAATGCACGGTCATCTTTTTGTAGACTAATCCCAGTGAATTGAGCCACAACCATTGAACGGAAACCAGTAGCTTTACTACCATCCGTGTGCATACCGTTCATGCCATAAACAGAACGCAATGAGATGTTAAAGATATAAGGAGATGCACCAGTTACAGTATCAGATTCAATGGTAACAACAGCACTTGTAATGTTAGATGGTGTCGCTGGTAGATTATTAGGGAAGACGGAAAGAGAATATGTAAATGTTGTTGAGTCTACAATAGACTGAACAAGAGTAGAAATATTATACTGAGATACATTAACTCCACTGATTTTAATTGGAGTACCAGAACTTAGTCCATGTGCTTGTTCTGTGGTAACAGTAATCTGAGCTGTAGGATTTAATCCGTCACCAGCAATAATACTCGCAATCTCAAGAGGGTCAGTACCAAGAGCACCAACAATTTCATTTTCTTGACGAACTGCTTCAAAGTCGCCTTGATTTTCAGGCCATTCGTATGAAATAGCACGACCAGAAGCTTCTTGGAAAGCATATGTCAGCTTGTAATAATACATGCTGAGGTCAGTGATATTGTAACCCTTGACATCATTCTTACCATCAGCATACTCAAAGCATGTCAGTTTGTGGTGAGAAAATGTTGGGAAAGATCTATTATCATCAGTAAATTGTTGATGATCGGTAAATACTAACCGGTCACCTACTCCATCAAACAGAGAGAACTGCCACATGTAGCAGTTACCAGTAATTCTAAAGATGGCGCTATTAGGAACATCGTCATCTGTTGGGTTGGGAACATATAATGGTCTAATCTTAGTTTTACGAAGGTCAAGACCAACCAGAGATGTGCCCCTGGGGATAATAACACCACCATTGACCGAGTTGAATCTATAAAGCTGATTATTTTCTACAGTTAAGTCAAATTCACTTGTTAAAGATAATGCGAATTCAGTTGTTCCTAAAGTTTCTGCACCAATAGGAGATACACCTACAGCTCTAGTTGAATCACTAGGATCTTTTTTAATAGCAAACCCAGGACGATTGTCAATAAAGTGATCACCTGGGAACAAAAGAATAGTTGTCTTATCGGTAATATCGTTATCAAATCCAGTCTGATATGAGAATCGTGCTGATTCTAATAATGCTCGCTGAATAGTCTTGAAGGGTTTCGTTAATGAGTTACCCTGGTTCGTGATGCTATCTGTAGCATCAAGATCGTTAGGGTTAACATAAAGAATTTTACCTTCAGTATTCTTGATGAAATTCTCTAACTTATTAAGTGGCATCTCTCTTCAACTGAGAACTGTTTGCTCTGACTATTTAGACTAAATATGATTGGTCTTGTTATGTTCTATTGTGGATATACAACCAATAAGAATACAAGAGATTAATATTCCCGAAGCACCGTCTTGGTTGACATCGGATCCACCGACAGCATTGCCTATCTATCCGCCGGTAACCACACAGATAGGAATACCAATTGTCAATATGCCTGGATGCGTTGAATCACATAGAGACAGTAGTGAAAATCAAACTTTAAGAGATGAGGACAGTGATGGCGTTCAAATATTCTGTGATGCCGGAACTCCCAGCTTTAATCCTATTGATTATGATCCAAACAAGTTGGATCTTACTCAAGAGGCACCGCCACCTCCACCTATGAAATCTCCTGAAAAAAAGGATGATACCAAAACAGATACCAAAACAGATACACCACCACCTCCACCAGCAAAGGCAGAGTGTCCTACAAGAGAGCAGCAGTTAAAGAACCCTGTAGGAAAAGTATTACAAAACAATAAAAAGATAGTCAAGTATGAGACAGTAGGAAAAGAATGTCTCCCTGTATTTGAAAATTTAAATATACCAGATCAAATTGTTGCTAACCTACCATCACCAGGTGCCGTAACTGTTACCGCCTCAATTGCTGTAGTTGCGACGACTTCTGCACTGCTCGCAAAGCCTCTTGCTGATCTTTTGTTAAAGGTTGTGAAACCGACTGTGAAGAAGGTGATAAAGAAGATTGCGACCTTACGGGGTAAGAAGCCCCCGGTATTGTCTGTGACTGAGAGGAAGGCGGAGCAACGGGATCGGAACCGGGCGATAAAGATCTTACGGTCGGCACTGAAACCGAAGGGATAGAATGTCGATGTTGTGGAATTGCATTGACATTCATAACTACAACATCAGCACATATTTTTTTATAAGGGCTCCTGGGATGGAAAGAAATCCCTGCCTTCATTAATTCTCCACAATTTTTAAGTCTCGCAAGTTCAAAGTCTAATCTTTTGTTAGCAAGTTGCTGTTTCATCAAAGCAGTTTGAGTATCTGCTGCTGCTTTACATCGTTCTTGTAATCCACCATCAAGTGGGAAGGAAATTGTTGCTGATAATCCAATACTTGTACTATAATTTCTAGTATCACCAGTTCTTACTGGTTTATCCCATAATTTCGATCCTGGATTATCAGGAACACCATCACCAGACATTTCCATGACCGTGATAGTCATATCTTGACCATCTTCAAAGGCACGAACAGTTTCGCCGTCTGAGTTTGTATATGTTCTATCATCATAATGTGGCTCCCAGGGCCAGTTCTTCACATTCTTTTGAGTTTCTACCATTCGACCTTCAAAATCTCTGTTATCATACTGTGGTTCATAATAATGTGTCTCAAATGGATCCTTTTCATTACGAGCATGAGTAATGAATGGTGTGATATTAGCAGTAGGTCCTTGACATGCGATACCACCACCATATTGATTCGTAATATATGGTCCTTGTAATACCTGAATAGCTTGGTTGGTCACTGAGCCTGAGCTATTCGCGATTGGGTTTGCAGTCGCAGAAACACCTCCCACATCAGCAGCACTGACAGGAGAGGCGATAAGAAGTGATATTACTGGGTAAAGATACTTGTGGTGTCGGTTACGCTTATGACCTCTGTGACTCTTTGAATCACAGTTTGATTTGATACTCCTGGACCGCTGTAAGTCTGGGTGAACTGAAAAGCCTCTCCAGGAGTTGTTATCTGGAAATTCTGATTGGATAGATTTAGAGCCGAGTTGGTACTCGTTATTTGCCCCTCTGTGCCCCCTAAAGGATTCACTATTACAGAATTTGTTGTTGGTGTTGGACTTAATGATTGACCACCACTGTCCACATTCGTTCCACTTACTGAGTATTGCCATCCTGTTGCATAGTCTATAGAGTTAATCGTTTCAGTCACCTTTGATGTTGTCTCAGTGTGACTCGTCATTGAGCCTTGTGTGAAGTTTGGCACCACTGGAACTGCTTTTGCTTGCCCAGAAGACATCGCAATGAGTACAACAACGGCAAAAAGAGGTGCCTTTACAATTTGAGCAGCGACATCCCTTTTGATTAGGAAATCCATAACTAAGTTCCATCAATCAATTACCGTGATTTCACTTACAAATTGACCAATTGCCGTACTGCCAGCTCCACCAGCCGTCACGGTTAGAGCACCCGAAGTATCTACAGTACCAGCTAATGTTCCAGCAGTACCAGCAGTGTAAGAAGTTACACTAGAGAAATTAGGAACATCACCTACAGTAGGAGCAGCAGTTGGAACTGCATCGCCTTGAAGATAAGAGGTACTAAAGGAGAATGCTTCTCCGTTTGTTGCCGAAATTTGACTTGCTGAAATAGCGCCAGGAGAATATACCCCACTGGTGATTGTGCCACTTGAAAGAACACCAGAAGTTGTGCCATCAGAGGTTGCGACATTAGAACCAGAGACACTATACTGAGACCCTAATCTTGTTGCTGAACTTCTAGCAGAATCAACAGTTAGTTGGACACTAGAAGACATTTTATGAACTAATCCGCCAGCATTTGCTGCGCTAGCAGTCATCATTAACATTCCAAAAGCTAATAAAGCTTTCTTCATTTTTTTTATCGTAGGAGACCTACATTATATAGGAGTAGGGAGACTTGAACTCCCACGAGATTACTCTCAACAGATTTTAAGTCTGGTGCGTCTACCGATTCCGCCACACTCCCCAAAAATCAAGAACCTTCTTCGTGATTAGTGTACATTTCTTTTAGATCCTTATCATCTTCAGGAAACTCAAAGATTCCTGTTGCATCATCTGTAGGTGGAATTTCTTTCTTCTCTTCAGGTTCTTGCATTTTGTACAGCCTCCCAATCTTTATCAAAAATTTCTAAACCTTTGTCAGTCAGAATATGATTATACATTTTTTCAAACACTGATGGTGGCATTGTTACAACATCAGCACCATTATACCAAGACCGAACTGCACGATGAACTTCACGGATAGAAGCAGCAAGAACTTGGGTCTTCATACCATGAATACAATACAACTCTGAAATTGAACGAACAACTTCAAGACCAGCAATAGATTGATCATCCAAACGACCAACAAAAGGAGAGACATAAGTTGCTCCTGCTTTAGCTGCAAGGATACCTTGAGCAGCATTAAAGATTAAAGTAATATTTGTCCTGATACCTTTACCAGAAAGATAATTGCAAATCAAAAGACCCTCTGGAGTACAGGGTAGTTTAATAGTGCAACAATCACCAAACTTTTGAGAAAGACGCAGTGCCTCAGAAGTCATCTCTTCTTGAGTACCAACAACCTCCATACTGATATCTTTGATACCAATATCACGAAGCTCTTCGTAAACCTTTTCAGGATCGCGACCACTCTTCATAATGAGAGATGGATTAGTTGTTACACCATCGATCAGACCTGTAAGATGGTGTTTTTGGATTACTTTTGTATCAGCTGTGTCAAGAAAGATCTTCATGATATGGTAAATACTGGTTTATTTAGCGGCAGTGACACTGGGGTCTACCCAAAGAATTGCGTCTTCAGGAAGAAATGCTTGGCACATTTCAAGTACACGCATAAACTCATCAGGAGTGTCACACTCTAGAGTTTTTGAATTATCCCTATCTGATACACAAGAAAACTGACGCTTGCACATGTCAACAACAACACACTCGATGTATTCATCGTTACTGTACTCGTCTGTCATTAGAATACCCTTGGTTACCTGTATATTATAGCAGAGTGTTCTCAGGTTGGGAAGAGCACAGCTCCAGTTTCTAAGCTGTCCATTCTGGATTTCTTCTGTCGTAGTCCCACCCACCAACTAAGAAGTTGTGATTGCCACCAGGATAATCATCAGGATCTTTTCCATCGTAAACAACAGTAAGCTTTTCATCATGATCCATTGGGTTCAACCATCTTGCGACCCATACATGATAAAAACAATCAATTGGTTTATCATCTGCTTCCTTCACAACTATCTTTTCATTATCAATTTCCGTTACATTTAAATGGAAATGTCTATCACCAATAGGTTGTAATTGCACACTGATACTATCATAATCTACCAGACCCTCCCAATACTCTGGCAATTCTATTACATTACTATCTTTAAGTCTTCCACGAATGTATATACCTGCTTCTGGTCCTTCAGTAATAATATGACGAATTCGTTTTCCTTTCTTTTTTACATGAGGAAGATCAAAGTTAGCAATTAATTTATTACCACTTGCAACTCCATTGACATTTCCAGTCAACGGTCCAACAAATGATGTTGCACTTACAACTCCAGTAACACCCACCGCACCAACAATAGTTGTAGCAGCATTAATTTTAACTATTCCATTAAGTGTAGTTGCACCAGCAACAGTCAATGTTCCTGATGGTTTCTTTTTCTCTAAGGGATCGATGAGAATGACAACATTACCAGTGATTAAAATCTCACTCGTTCCTAAAATAGGACCAGTAACTACTGCTCCTGCTTGACATTCAAGGCTTTGTGAAAATGATGCTGGAAGTCCATGTACAGTTCCTTGAGAACCATTTCTTAAGGTTGTAGTAATTGCATTATTAGTCATTAGAAGAACCCTCCAAGAACAGATTTAACAGCACCACCAGCTACCCCACCAATACCTGTAGAAGAAATAACACTATCAGCAACAAATCCACCTAGATTACCACCCGTAGCAGCACCAAATGCTGCCTTACCGATGCCAAGAATGCTTGGGGATGCAAATGGACCTAATGCAGATTCAACTAAGTCTCCAGGGACAAATGATCCTGCAAACATCTTCATACCAAAAGTATTAACAATGCCATTGCCCCTCTTACCCTCAACATTAACAGTATTTGCTTTATATAAGATTCTCTGACCAGCAGTAACATTGACATTTCTTCCTGCATGAAGATCAATATCTTGAGATGCCTGCATCATAATATTTTTAGCGTTGACTCTAACAGATCCGTTAGTAGCAGTAATAGTGACATCTCCATTAGCAGCACTAACTCTAATATCAATAATGTGGGGAGTGTTTTTGTCACCAGCACGAACTTCTAAAGTTTTTTCTGCTGCAATTCTACTTAATCCACCTTGACTATGAGAGATTAGAAATGAGTCATCATTATCATTTACGGCATATACTTTACATACCTCAGCACCAGTTGATCCCACCAAAGGATCACCAGAAACAATCCTAAAGTGAGCTCCTCTAGAATCAATAACTCTTCTATTATAATTTTTTGGTTTAGCAGCCATTACACACAATCGATTGCAGAAATAATACCAACTTGACGATCTGTTGGGAACGAACCAAATACGGGTCTAAGAATAGCCCCACTTCCAGTTTCACTTAAAACTTTTAGTTCAGGTAAGGTTTCATCATATCTCAAAATATTTAGAACCTTAACATCAAGGATTTCTCCCTGATCACCAACAACAATTTCATAGATTGGTGCTGAAGATCCGATACCCACACCAGGAGGACCATTGGGATCATCACCATCAAATACAATATCAGGACCTTCGGGAAGATTAATTACAAAATTGCCATCTTCAGAAACTCCCGGAATTGAGACGGAATCTCCAGGTCTGTATCCGCCTCCGGGATTGGTAACAATAACATTTGTAATACCCTCAGAACCTCTCGGGTCTGAAGGAACAGTTTCTGGATAGTTTTCTCCGGGAGTAATTATAACAATTGCGACAACTTTATCACTATCTTCTCCCTTGCCAAGAATAGCTTGACCGGTAGCACCATATCCAAAACTACACTTATCTCTAAAGTTTACCATGGGGGGATATCTATATCCTGATCCCCTATTTTTCATCTGAACGCCGATGATACTAGCTGTTCTTTGAATACCAGCAGTGACACCACCAAGTCCAACATTATCTACAAAATAACCCATGATAACTTCACCTGCTGCACCTAATCCACCTCCACCAAAGATTTCAACATAAGGACCAGTACAGTTTCGAGATGGACCACCATAGCATCCACCAGATATAACATTATTACTAGAGTCGCTTAACAATCCACCATCATCAAATATATCCCACTTACCCCACTGTCGTTCAAAATCATTGGTTAGATTAGCAGCACCTTTTGATAGTTTGAGGGCATTCATTACATATTCAAAAGGATCTTCTCCTTTCTCTTTACTGCTACCACCAACAATATATTCTTTATCTTGTGGACACTTACCACCGTTTGATTGATTACAATCAAGGAATGATGCAACGGTGTTTAAATTACTACTAACGCTTGATAAGAAATCTGCAACTTTAAATCCCGGAGCGATAATCTTAGATACAGCATCAAGAGGTCCCGACATAGCATCTTCAATTTCATCCAGAATTGCTCCAACAAAAGCACCAGTAAATTGTGCTCCCATACATCCAGCATAGTTTCTTCCACTATCAATGATATCAAAAAGTAAATCTTCGATAGTACCTGCTAAACCTTCTACAGCTTTATTTGCAGCACATCCAATCGCTGTTTGTAAAAACTGAACTGGAGACAACAGTGCAGTTTGTGCAGCAACACCAGCAGCATGAGCGATAATTGCAGATTGAGTTGCAGCAAGAACTTTAGCGTAAACTGCAGCATATAACGCTTTAAGACCTTGTTGCCCTAAACCTTCTAATTTATCAAATAACTTTTCGATCATTGTGCCAACAAATCTGTTGGCTTGAACTTCAATAAGATCAGCTGCTAACCTAACTTCATTAGATAAGTTAGTACCAGCAAGAGCAAGACTTTCTACTTTACCAGCAAGATTTTCTACTACATTTGCAATCTCACTAATAGGATTAGTTTGGCAAGTATCAGCAGTTAGAACTTTTATTTTTGCTGCAGCAACATTGTCTGGTTTTGCAGTTTTTGGTGATGTATTGGGAGTTGGTTGTGATTCTTCGTTCTGTTCGTTTGTTTGTGATCTGGGTACTCTAGCACTTTCAGGGGTAGATTTTGTGTATGATCCAAACAGTTCCTCCACGAGTGAAGTTCTAGGAAATTGTCCTAGAATCATTGGGATTTGTTCTTCATCATCAAGAAAAAATCCAAAAACTAAATCATTCTGCTGAATTACAGTGGACTGGGCATAATTTGCACCACCGGCACCAGAAGTTGTTGGTAAGATTGCACATGCATACGGCAATTCTTTATCAGGTATGTCACCCTCATTATCATGAAGACCACAGACTCTGATTTTATACCTATTACTAAGTCCCTTACCATTAACTAGTTGCTCTTCTTGAGCACTAATAGGAGCAACTCTTGCAATAAAGGGTTTAAATGGTAATTTAGTAGTATAGTTGTAAAAGAAATTGCTAGCGTCTGTCATCAGTCCTCGTAGATCCTACATTCATCTGCATCTGGTTCCATCTCACAAAAAAGTTCTAATGCAGTAGGATCATGATGATCTCCTGCCTCAATTTCTTTTTTATGGTTTTCTGCATAGACTTCTAGCTCATGAAGTTCTCCCTCAATGTGCCTCCGTTGATTTGGAGAAATAAGAGGATTATCAAGGATTTCTTTGTCCTTTGCAATGTGAGTTTCGATGTTTTTCATTTAACTTTTTGTTTTAATTCCGGGATTGTCTTTAACCAACCGCATAGCCGTATATGATTTATTAGGGAAAAACTTATGGGTAATTTCCTTAATAATATATAGACCGCTTTGCCTACGGTCAATGTCAGGAGATTCACTTGATACTTTTGGGAACTCTAGATGTACAGCATCCCCAGCACATAAATTAGTGTTGACAGGAACCAGGATATGGCAATCAATAGTCGTAAAAGAGCTATATCTAGCAGCTGATTGACCAACAGAATCTAAAGGATTGTAAGCTCTGCTAGTAGATACTCCTACATCTAGAGTACCTACATTATACATCCCAACGAAGGTTCTGGAGTTATTTGGGGGACTTTGTTTTGGATCGACAATTTTTGGTATAGGACTTTCTTCCCCTAATTTGGTCCCACCTTTTGGTTCAAATTTAGATACTGTTCGTGGAGTAGTCTCATAATTATATGGATCGATAAAAATACGATTTGAAGAGTACTCTCCTCTAGATATCGACTCTGAAAGATCAATAGTTTTATTTACCCGAAAATCAAGCATTGATGTAGCTTGGTATCTGGGATTTCTATGACCATCTTCAAAAGTTTGCCTATAGTAATACCTCTGAACATTTTTTTTGTTTTTTATCGCATTTTTAGATAATCCGTCCATGGATTTAAAGTTAAATCCTCTCTTTGTCTGCCAAAAGAAAAATCCTGCAGAATTACTTTTAGCACCTACAGGAACTGCTCTAGCTGCTAACTTAATAGCCCACCAAAAAGGTAGTTTCATATTGCCAGTAAAAGGCCATACAGTTTCTGTTTGCTCAAAATCAACTGGTTGTGTTGGTTGCACTAATCCAATAATTTTTGACAGAGTTTTATCAATTGTCATACCGGTGTATTTTCTACTTACCCTGATTTGTCTTGCAGAAATTGCTTCTCTTGAAGTTAAATGTAAAACAAATCCCTCCATCTGTCGATTACTAATATAATTAGTGACTTTATCGACAACCATTGTATACTCAAATGATCCGGGTTTTTCAAAAATCGCATCAAATGGAGTTTTGATCTTAATATTTACCTGTTCTCCACCAATTATAGGTAATCCATGATATAGCCCTTGACCATCGATAGTATTACCAGTATTTGAAATTATCGCCAGTGCTGTTACAACTGGTGAATATAGATCCTCAAAATATTGAAAATCAATCACACCATTAATAATAGATACAGTCTTATCCTGTTCTTTTGATGTAATCTCAAATTTCTCATAGATTGATGCTCCAGTTGATGCAGACATTATCCCAACCTCACTACTCTTTGGATATCAGTGATTATATTAGAGTTGGAACTTTGACCAAAACTTTCTAGGGTTCCCGAATCAGATCCCATATCACTTGAAGCTTGACCACTACTAATATTTAGAGATGCAAGATCAAATGGAACTACTATAGGTTCTTGTAAATCTCCGGCAGATGCTACCTTTGATGATCTTTTTACTCCCTCTAAAGATGAGACAAGCCTCTGAGGAGCAGCAACAACTTCTCCAGTAAAAGGGGCAGTGCCAGGGAATCCATAGTCCATGGGATTAATTGCATTCTTTCTAGGATATCCGGTAACACCCTCTGCTTTACCGAGTTCCCAATGCAAGTGTGGTCCACTAGATTTTCCAGTTGATCCTACTCTACCAATAATATCGCCTGGTTTTACTTTATCATTCTTCTGATATGGAGACTGTTCCAACATGTGTCCATAAAAATGCTCCAGTCCATTTGCATCCATGAACACAACATAGTTACCATAGTTCTTTTCAAACCCCTTATCAGTGATAGTAGAATCTGAGGGAACCGTGAGCGCAGAACCAGACTCCGCAGGAATATCTAATCCCATATGACCTCGCCCAGCACCAATACCATCTCCTATAGCATATCCAGGAGGTTTTTTGCCAGTATCTTGGAATATTAATCCAGATGTTTGTGGTTCTACTCCAGGAGTAGGTGCGGGTCTAGATTGAGCAGGAGGTGAAGGAGGAAGAGTAGTTGGAGGCTGCATAATGGTCTCTACTTGCTGATTGTACTCTTGTTGAGTAATTTCTCCACTGTCTAGTCTTTCCTTAGCTTCTGCAATTTGAGTCTGCTGTTTAACACTTCGTCCAGTAGGTATTGCAGATGTTGTTGGCAAAGGATCTAATCCTAGTTTTTGTCTAGCATCAGCAATTTCTGCTTCACTCTGTGTTGTTAAATCCTCTAGATCTTTAATTGTATCTTTAAATGTTTTGTCAACATCTAGTTGAAGTTGTGAGAAATCTTTACTTAACTCTTCAAACTCTTGTGTAACTTCTCTTTCACTTGTAAATATTTTTCCAGATATTAAATCTCTGCCTAGTGCAGCAGCTGTATCCATAATGCCTCGGAAGACATTTCCGAAACTATTGAAAACTCTAACAATATTATCATACAAATTCTTAACGAACTGAGTTACATCCTCAACAATTACAATAATTCTTGGGAGATTTGCCAATAACCAATCAAGAAGAATCCAACCAGCTGCTTTCAGTAACCCAGAGAATATACTCTTAGATCCTTTAATAGCAGAAGAAATTCCGCCTTTAATAAAATTCTGAGGTTTTTTTGCTTCTACAATTTTTTCTGCATCTCTTGTTCTTGCAGTGTCAACTTCTAATCTATCAAGACTTAACTTAGTCGTTTCTCTTTGCTTATCTTTTCTAATCTCCTTACCTAAAGACTTCCTAAGACCTTGAGTGGTCTGCCTAATAGAAAGCAGACCTACATCAACAATATTTAAAGCTTCGTTGGTTGGAATTAATTTCATAATTTATGCTTCATATACTGATCTTGCAAACATAGCCCATTCATTATTTGGATTAGTTGTATTAATATTAGGCAATGCAGTTCCAGATGGAGTGGATGAAACGGGTTCGCCCTTAGTACCACCAAGTTCTCCTTGTGGTTGTACAACTACAAGTGGCACCGATGCTACCTTGCCTTCTACATTCCGTTGTGAGATCGGTACTGGTTCAAGTGAAAGACCTGGAGGAAGTGGTATAACTTGCGGCTTTGTTATATTTGTTGGTTGCTTCGATTGTGGCATCTGTTGCACAGGAGGAGCAACAGTAGATGCAGGAGGAGCACTACTAGTAGGTGGAGAAGGTGGTGTATATCTACCTAAAGACATATCCAACATCTGTTTAATAGCGTCCAGTCCCTTTAATCTTTCAGGATCTGGGGGTCCCTGTCTAAGAGCTCCAGTATTTCTAAACATATCATGATCTACTCGCGATATTCTTGCATCAAGATAAGATCTCGCATCATTATCCAAACCATTTCGCAGATTTTGGATATACTTCATAGTTTTCGTCATTTTTGAATGAAGATTATCCACATTATCTTCTAAAGCATCATACTTTAACTTATCTTCCGCAGATAAGTCTCCATATAACTTACCACCACGAAGCATCATATCAAGTTTTCTCTGTTCTATTTCATGTTCCCTTTGATAACCTGACAATGTGCCAAGAGCAGCAGAAACATCGTTCATAACCTTCTTCTCTGCATCAGAGAGAGATTCTGCAGTATACTTGTCAAATTCTCCTGATTCAATTGACCTTATATTTTGCTCAATTTCATTAAGTTCTGATCCTACATTAGAGAAAGTTCTAGCAATTGGGTTATTCTCCAATCCAGGATTTTTTTCTAGTAACTTTTCTCTCCTTCTTCGCATCTCTTCAAGAGCTGCGTCTTTACCTTTATCCGAAACGATATCAATAACTCCCTTAGTATACTCCTCATAACTACCACGACCAGTACCATCTGGACCAGATCTATCAAGAATATCGTAAAGTTTCATCCCAAGTCCTACCGCCACGGCACCTAGCAGTAGATATGGGTTTGCTAATAACCCTAAGATCTTTGGAATGTTGAACAGCATTGATGTAAGAACACCACTAATTGCTCCAGTGATTGCACCAATGCCACCATTCAGAGCAAGTGCAACACCACCAGCAATTGCTAATCCCTTAATAAGATCATCCTTTATCTTTTCAAAAGCATCATTATCACCCTCTGACCATGCTTCTAAAGCATCCAATCCTTTTATCCCTAACCACCCTAAGAACAATGCCTCAAGTGCTTTCATAAAGCGACCAAAAGGTCCCATTGCCCGTTTCTTTAAAGCTTCAATTGGTTTGACTAAACCATTCTTAATGGCAGATTCAATAAAGTTCTCTTTTGTACCTTTTTTAAGACTATCTGCGGATTCTCTCTTTTGCTTTATCTCTTTCTTATCTTCTTCTGCATCTTGAGCGTTTCTACCACCAATTAAATCTGCAATTGCACCCAAATTTCTTTGGATTGCAAAGATATTTTTGTTTAACGAATTATATTGCTTGACAGTTAAATTCCCCTCAGGAACTCCTGGGTTGTCAACATTACCCTCGGGAGTTCCCTTCTGACCTGGTGGAAGTAGCTTTGTAGGGTCAATAACCATTAGATTGTTGTGCCTTTAAATTCTGCTCTTCAATAAATGTTTCTAATAAACTAAGGTAAATGTCCCTTTCCCAAGGGATCATATTTTCAATATCACTCAAGGAGTATTTATGATGCTGCATGAGGGCGAAATTAACTTTGTAGTAAGCTACAATATCCTCATGTAACATCGCTAGCTGAAAAAAGATGCTAATCCCTCAAGTACGATCTCATTTTCTACATTAGTATTTGGGTTCTCAAATTTAACAGTATGAGAAAGCTTAGGCATAGTATTAAAGAATGATTCGATTTGTTTGAACTGAGAAGAATTCAAACCCTCAATAAATTCAATCCATTCCTTCTTAGGTGTATCCTTTGACTCCCAAGTCTCATCATCAGAGTAAATCATATCAACACAAGATGCAATGACATCGAATGATGCATTGAGATCAAGACCGGCACCAAAGTTTTGACTAATGAACTCTCCAAGAGATGGATACTTCATCCTCAGAGTTAAAGTATCGTCTAATTTGATATCTCGATTATGTTCAGGATAATCAATAACCTGAATTTCATCAATATAGACTGTCAAGGGAACTTTAGTTTCTCCATCATCCTGACAGGTAACAATAACATCAATAGATTCTCCAACTGACTTGCCACGAACATTCAAAAATAGATATTCAATATCAAAAGTAGAGAGTTCATTTACTTTCACACCACGAGTGATGATACATGCGGTGAGAACATCTTTAATAGCTCTCGCAATCTGTTCAATGTCCTCGCTCTCCATAGCCAAAACAAGAACTTTTTCTTCTTTGACTAGGAATGGGCGATACTTAATTTTTTTCTTTGTGGACGGAATAACCAACTCAAATGTCGGAGTTGCAATCTTTGGTAAAGACATAATAATTGTTCAGTAATTTTATTTATTAGGGTCTAAAAGGTATTACCTCAAGAGGTTGAGCCCTAGGAGAGTTATTCTGATCAGTTTTTGCAGCTAGTCCACTATCTCCATTAGGATCACTGGTGTATTCTCCCCCCGTCATATAGTCATATAACATATCATTTTGAGCAAGGTCTCTATTATCATCCACAGACCATTTAGTTGCAACATCTCTCTGATCTGAACGGGTATCTAGACTATCAATACTTCCAAGAACATATCTATCATAACTGAAAGTCACAGTAATTTCTAGAACTCGATTAGTTCCATAATCTACTGCAGATGGGACGATATTAACTGGGAACGCATTGATGAAGGTATAGTCTATCTTCTGGAAGTGATCTTTGTCAAATTTACTTACACCCATTTGACTACACTTATAGTTGTCGGGAAACAACATTCTACTGTAATAGGCTTTTTTATCTTGACTTACTTCTCCACCACTTGCAATAAATTCTTGCCATAGTTGGAAGAACTTTAACACAAGATAGTTCTTATCAACAATAAAAGTGAATGAACTATCGGTAAAGACTCTTGTGTGGGCATACTTTTGGACAATTCCCATGTAATTGCCTTTTATTTGTGCGGTAGCAAAAGCAGCCCCAGGAAGTTCTGCTCCCTTACACAACAAATTTAACTCCCTGGTAAGAAAATACCGAGAAAGTAAAGGTTCCTTCGCTTGAACATAATTTAATAAACCGGTTGGAAAAGCCAGAAGTTGAAACTCAAAATGATTCGTTGTAGCTACATTCGTAAACAACGATTTTATTTCTGTTGTGGTTCTTTTCCTGGGGTAATTTCGTCTAGGCACACTAAATACCTTAGGTTAACTGTTTATAATGGCGTATAAAGGTAGATTTCAACCTAGCAATATTGAAAAATATCGAGGAGACCATCGCTCTATTATTTATCGCAGTTTATGGGAACGAAAGTTCATGGTTTACTGTGATAGAAATGAAAACATTCTTGAATGGGGCAGTGAGGAGATTGTTATCCCATATCGCTCTCCTCTAGATGGAAGAATTCATAGATATTTTCCAGATTTCTATATCAAAGTTCGCGAAAACACGGGAAATATTAAAAGATATATTATAGAAGTGAAACCAAAAAAGCAGTGTATTGAACCAAAGGTACAAAAGCAACGAACTAAAACATACATCCGTGAAGTTGCTGAGTATGCTAAAAATCAAGCGAAGTGGAAAGCTGCTACTGAATATTGCAAGGATAGATTATTTCAATTTAAAATCTTAACAGAGGACAATTTAGGTGTATGAGCAGGTTACAACCCGTAATAGATGAATTTATCGGTTTAGAACAACCAGAAGATATTTTTATTAAACTTATGGAAGTTCTAGATGACTTAGAAGTTATTCCAGAACCTGGAAAATTCTATACATTCATATATCAAGCAAAGACACCAAACATAAGATATGATGAGTTTCCATTAATTGCCTGTACTAGTGTAGATAGATGGGGATTCACTGGTTTCAATTTTCACTGGGCTGAATCTAGGAATTATACTTGGCAAGAAGTACAAAGTCAATTATATGTCATCAACTCCAACGAACTTGAGGATGCTAGATCTTTATCATATGCAAAATTCAAAATGTCCACATAAATAACTAATAAAAAACGGATGGCTCATCCACAACTACTTAGATACCCTCTCGATATTATAGACTCTACAACAGACTATATGTTTTTAGAGGTTATGGAATATGTGCCTTCACAACTACCTACTTTTGCTGCAGGTAGTGGTAAAAGAAAACCGGGAACAGGAACTGATGTTTTTGCATCGGCAGGTACGAAAGCAAAACAAAGTATTATCTTACCAATACCAAATTCTATCGCATCAGTAAATAGAACTGGTTGGGGAGAAAGTAAAATATCCGCACTTGCTGGTGCAGGACTTAAAGCAGCAGGATTGGCAGTTGATGCAGCTACGGGTAGGGTTGATGATTTAGGTGGATCAGCTGTTAATTTTGCCTCCAGAGAACTTCAAGGGTTGGATGGCGCTGGTGGTGGATTTGATTTGTATAGAAAATATTTTAAAACACAAGCTCAGAGAGCGATTGTTAATGCAGTTGCAGGAACTTCGATTGGATTAAATGATGTTCTTGGTAGACAAGCTGGTCAGATTATAAATCAAAATGTAGAACTACTGTTTAATAGTGTGTCTATTAGACCTTTTGGATTCAACTGGGATTTGACTCCTAGAAATATAAAAGAATCAAAATCAGTCCTACAAATCATAAAAACTCTTAAAAGGACATCTGCAGCAAAGTCAGCAAAAGGTGCAAACGCATTCTTACAAGCACCGGATGTTTTTAGACTCAGCTATAAGAAAGGAACTGCAGATCAAAAATATCTGAATAAATTTAAATTATGTGCCCTAACAAGTGTTGGAGTAGATTACACGGGTTCTGGTATTCACGCAACATATAATGATGGGACGCCGATTCATTATAGGTTGAATTTATCATTTACTGAGCTTGAACCAGTATATGCCGAAGATTATGACGATAACTACAACGACGCAGGATTCTAATGGCTAGTCACTCATACTTCAATCTTTTACCAAACTTCCAATACCTCAACCCCAATCAATCTGGTGGTAGAAAGAAGCAATATGTGGAGGTAAAGAATCTTTTTACGCGAATGAAGATCAGAGACTCTGTTTCTGAGTTTGCAACTAACCTGACAAAATACAGTGTTGCTGAAAATCAACGACCTGATGATGTCGCTAATGAATTATATGGTGATCCGCACTATGATTGGGTAGTTTTATTGACTTCCAATATCATCAATGTTAGAGATGAATGGCCATTATCATCTAGACAATTATATGATATCATGTATGACAAGTATGAGGAAAATCTAAATTCTACTCGCCACTATGAAACAAAAGAAACAAGAGATTCTCAAGGAAGGCTTTTAATTCCTGGTGGTCAGGTTGTTGATTCTACATTTAGAATTCCAAACCCAGACTCTTTTGGTCAAGAGATTAACCCAACTGTTGGAGTTTCTAATTGGCTAGTAGAAGTAAGAAAAAACAATAAAAAACGAACGATAAGAGTACTCAGAAGTGAATACTTAACATCGTTCGTTAATGAATTTAGAGATTTTCTAGAATATCAAGAATCTTCTCAGTTTGATCCTCAGACTGGAATTAAAATTGCTTCTGACTAAAGAAGTGCTTCTAGTTGTAATGCCGTAGTTGCAGAATTAATATCAGAATATGGTACGACAGGATTATCTTTCAGTACTGGAGATTCTCCCTTCATTTCTGCTAGTGCTGTAATCTCTTGGTTCTCGGTTCTGATCTGTAGATACCGACTTTCCAGCTCTTTCTGACACAGATTCTTTGCACTTACAAGATCCACATCCACAGCTGAATTTGAGTGGTTGTATTTCCATGCGTTTCTGAATACTGTAGAGGGCAATTCGGTATGAGAGATCATCGAATACTCTGATGTAGGTACATCCTTAGAGATGATATCTACATCAGAGAGAACACACTGATCTGATGGAATGACGACATTGCAAAATCCGTCAGGACCATTATAAACAATTACTTGAGTGCGTGACATTATCAGGCAGAAGCGACTACAATATTCTGAGCAGTTGGGAAGAGTTGTGTTACTCTTGTTTCTGCCATAGTAGCGGACTCAGCAATTACTTCGAGTCTTTGAGTATTTGCATTGTCACCGTCATCATATGTGACAATATATCTATTACCGGAGAAAGACATTTTAGATAGGAAAAAACTACGAAAGGGAGGTCTCCCTCCCTATATTTATATCATTCTTCTGCAAGACGCTGGAAATAGGACAGAGCGTCATCTTCACTCTCTTGAGGAGACATTTGCGTTGTAGAAGATGCCATGATGTCAGGAGAGTTGAAGTTAGACTCTTCATCAATAACTTCAGGATCAGGAGCCTTAGGAGTAGAAGCTCCTAGGACATAGTTCAGACGAGTCTTCAGTTCATCATAAGACTTAAACTGAGAGGGGTCAACTAATTCTGCAAGAGAATATTCCTTCTTCCAGATTGCTTCCATAGCATCATCATCATCCAGGAGAGGTGCTTGACGAGCAAACTCACTAGAATCATAATTCCAGTATCCTGCAACTTTCTTGATCTTGATCTTAAAGTCAGCACCCTGCCAGAAGTCGAATGGGTTGATTGGTTCTTCGTCTTCAAACTCGGGTTGCATGGCAGACATGACCTTATCAAAGATCTTCTTACCAAACTTATAGAGGAAGACCCTACCCTCGTTATCAGGGTTTGCAGGATCTTTTACAACATAGATGTTGGAGTAGTAGGAAAGCTTACGCTTCTGCTTACGAGCAGTTTCTTTATCAGCATCGTTACCACTGTTCCAAAGACTTGAATTAAGTTCAGAAACAGGATCTTTGGCACCGCTAGTGGTCAAAGAGTTTTCAATGTACCAACCACCAGGACCTTGGAAGGCATGGGAGTACATCTTTGCCCATGGCAGGTCTTCACCATCAGGGGCAGGAAGGAAACGGACAACAGCATATCCATTGCCAGCTTTATCGACCTCTGGTTTCCAGAGACGCTCGTCAGCTGAGTTACCACCCTTATTGGTTTTCTCTACTTCCTTAACCAGTTTAGCGGTTAGTGAACCAAGGGAGGACTGTTTTTTAAGTGATGCGAATGACATTAGATTTGGCCTGTAATTGGATTTGGCTTGTTACTGGTCTATTATAGGGCGACAGTGCTCCCATTGTCAAGAGATCTGCTCTCTGACTTTTGTTAAGGTTTTCTGCATGTTGCCGAAAAGAACCGCACAATCAACATCCTTGGGGAACCCCATCATGATAGCTGATTTGCGGACACTCTCACGCATCTCTTGTGCGCGAGGATCGTCAGACAGTGACATCCTTGTATACAGAATTCTCTGTTTTTCTAGTAATTTATCGAGTTTATCAATATGCTCGATTTTCTCTTCACGATCTAATTCGCCAAAAGAAAACACTTCAGTATAGATTTCTTCCTGAAGTTCATTAATTTCCTGTAATTCCTCTTGAACGAGTTCTGAGTCGAAAAAATCTGACATCTTTCT